TTACACCCCCTTTCTCACGAGCTCGGCAGCCTTAACGAAAACCTCATCTTCAACGCCATCGCCTTTCTGTCTGCCGAGTCTGACCAGTTCACTCACAATACTGTCGCGATGGATGGGTTGCTGTGCTGAAACAAGACCGATAACGGCGGCGCCAATTGCCAGTCCCACTAATCCCGTTTGTTCATCTTTGTTCTTCATGTTTGTGCTCCCTTGTACAACACAAAAAGCGTAGCAGGATTGTGGTAAAACGTGGCGTTGTCACGGATGCTATTTATTCTGTGATACAGGGCGTAACCCCTTAGCTAACAGGTGATGAGGTCGAGGTGTACGTGTCAGAATCGCGGCGCGAGGCCGTATTTGGGCGCATTAATGTTCGCGGCCCAGACCTTGATGTCGTTTTGAAGAAGTAAGGTGAAATCCGATTTCAGATGGTTAACCATGCCGTTAACGCTCTGCGCATCTTTCACCGAAAAATGCTCTATCCGGTTCTGCCCGACCTGAACACAATAATACGTGGCCGGAAGCACTTTGCCATTCACGTTAAGTTCTTGTCGGGTCCCGCCACAGCGCCCTTCGGTGATATAGGAGACCAGCAAATTTGCTGATTTCCGCTCAGGCTGAGAGATGCTCAACATGACCGGGAAACCGTCTGAAGTCTGGGTCATATCGTAAAGAACAGCATTTTTTATATACCAGGTATTATATTCCCGTTCCTGAAAAGCTGACCTCGAAGGCGCAGAAACGACCACCAGCATTGCCAGTGTAATAGTTTGAATTTTCATGAGATGTTGTCATCCGTGTCGTTGCACACATTATTCAGATCGTGCAAAAAACAGCAACACCTTAAGAATATTCCTACTACTATTGGCAGTCGTTTTTAGTTATCTACCATGGTCATCGCGTTATTTCATTTCGTTTGTACACGCTCAGTACGTTAAAACAGGAAAGAGTTGGTACACCGCCACCATCGCTGAAATACTGACGATGACACTGACAATGAAGTAGGTTTTGAAAGGCTGCTTTTGCGTTTTATGGCGAAACAGTTGCTGACCTATAATCGCCCCGGGCCATCCGCCGATAAGGCCAAATACCAGCAGTGTGGCTTCCGGCACTCTGCGCATGGCCCTTCGCGCCGCCATTTTGTCGGCGCCATACATCGCTAACGTCAGTACGTTGATAAGCAGGAGCCACAGGATAAACGGATGCGAGGTGAATAGACTTCCGATTGCGGCGATCAACAGAAGCAAATAACAAAAGCGATTGAGGGTCATAGCACAAGCCACTGGAATGTTCAGAGTATGTCGAAGCCGCATTATACGCGATATCACAAAGCAAGGTTGCTGCCGTCCACAATTCAAAATCCTGTAAAACGTGCTGGCATTCGGCGCAACAATCCGTACCATACACGGCACACTTTCGCATGCTGGTGGTTAACCGCAGGCGCTGACCCGTCTTTTATTGCCAGTCAGATGGGGCACTAAAATGCGCAGAGGGTGTTTGAAATCTAAGCTTCATAGAGTGAAGAGATGAACAGCAAAGAGAAGGCCATGCTGACAGAAGCTGCCCCTCTAAACCGTTTGCCCCACTGGTGCCCCATTTGAAATTTGAGTACAGATTAAATGCAACAAAATCAAGACATTAATAAGAAAGAGCAATACAACCTGAATAAGCTACGCTGATTTTCCCAACTCATTGATATCATTTATTTTCTCTACTTATTCAATTAGTTATAGCATAATAACTTCTCCCTAAAGCTACCCAAACCTACATTTTCAGTGCCCTTTTTTTGCCCCTATTCCGCATTTTTGCCCCTAAATTTGCCCCTAACTTTACTCAGTACGAACCTCTTTTTCTCCCTGCCCTATACTTTCAGTCTGACTGACTGGAGGTTTCTATGTGTGGACGTTTTGCACAAGCACAAACCCGTGAAGAATATCTGGCTTACCTGGCCGACGAAGCCGATCGTAACATTGCCTATGACCCGGAACCTATTGGCCGGTACAACGTGGCGCCAGGAACCAAAGTCCTGCTGCTGAGCGAACGAGACGAGCAACTGCATCTCGATCCGGTGTTCTGGGGCTACGCGCCCGGGTGGTGGGATAAGCAGCCACTAATTAACGCGCGCATAGAGACGGCGGCCACCAGCAGAATGTTTAAACCGCTATGGCAGCATGGCCGGGCGATCTGCTTTGCAGATGGCTGGTTTGAGTGGAAAAAGGAAGGTGACAAGAAGCAACCCTACTTCATCCACCGGGCAGATGGTCAGCCCATATTCATGGCAGCAATCGGCAGCACACCGTTTGAGCGAGGCGATGAAGCGGAAGGCTTTCTGATAGTGACGTCTGCAGCTGATAAGGATCTGGTCGACATTCACGACCGCAGGCCGCTGGTCCTGTCACCTGAAGCGGCGAGGGAGTGGATGCGACAGGATATAGGCGGAAAGGAAGCTGAAGAAATTACTGCCGATGGAGCTGTTCCCACTGACAAGTTTATTTGGCATGCTGTGTCACGAGCCGTTGGGAATGTTAAGAATCAAGGAATAAAATTTATCCAGGATGTTTCTGCAGACAACTAGTTTCTGTGACAACAGGCTTTTGCCGTACAATAGATGAACAGACATTAAGGTAAAATTCTTTTGAGCTGTCTAAAACGGAAAGTTAGAGGGAGAATGAGATTTGTGTGAGAGAAATGTTTTTATGTTGATGTTTTTCTGGTAAATTAATATTCATGTTCACTCACTTTCACTTGGAAAAATGAAATTTTTAGACGATATATTTACATCAATAGCAGGAAATGCTAAGACTAAAGTAAATGATCCATTTATTGGTACTTTTTTTTGCTCATGGATAATTTGTAATTGGAAAGAACTATCTCTACTCTTTTGGGGGGATGGTAAAGTTTCAGAGCGAATCGATGTTTTTTATAGTTATTTATCTGACACACCAATTTTAGGATGGAATAAACTTTTCCTAATTCCATTCACAATTGCTGCATTTTACTTGTTCCTTTTCCCATGGTTTTCATTTATTATTAACTTCCTACAACACTGGGCAAATGAAAGTCTTCATAAGCAAGCAGTCGATATCGAGTTAATTAAAATAAACCATCAAAAAAACCTAAACAAAGAGAAATTAAAGTCCAATCCTAACAAACAATTCTTAGAACAATTAGTTCAGCAAGATATAAATAAAAAAGATATTATACTTAGTCATTTGAAGGAGCGTTCCTCTCGATTAGAACAAAAAGCCTTGGAGGCAAAATCCAAACTAAAAGAACAGGAAGCATTAACACAAGAAGCACAAAACAAAGAGAACATATCAAAACTTGATTTGGAGAAAAAAAGAAAGCAAACAGATTTAGAAAGATTGAGATTTGAAAACGACAGCGCCAAAGCAAGGGCTACACATGCATCGAACAGATTCCCATCTGCGTATTACCTTATACGAGAAATTGATAAAAGCTTAAGGCAGGATAATATATGCATTTCCCTTAATGCTTTAAGCTTAATTGTCGCATCTCTATTTGGTTATGAAGATTTCGAATCCTTATTGAATGACAAGAATTTCAACAATGAAACTTTAGGAAAAGTAAAGTATGTTTATATTGATGATGAATTGGCAAAGAGGCTCGAACTAATAGTTGAAGAAGAGAATTCTGACAATGAAGATTTCACGGCTGATTATGTTTTTGAACATCTCGAGAGTTTATTCGACGGAATACCATTTAAACTTATTTCTGGTGACCTGCTTGCTGAAGAGTGTAAGGATGAGTTTGAAAGGCAGCCATTTAATATTTTCGATGGAGAGGGTGTTTCAGGTGCCATTGCGATGTCGAATACAATTTTTGAGACTGTCGAAGATGTAAACTTGGAGAGTTATAATTTCAATGAAGGTTTCCAAGCAGAATTATCAGCTGTTGCAAGTGGCGAATATCGTAACGAAGCTGGAGTTCCAGGGCGGACTATGAGTGTTTCAATAACTATGCAATGTGATGTCTTAGTTGGAAAATTCGGTCTTGGTGATATCGAAGAAGGCATAATAAACGGTACATTGGATGATTTTGAATAGTTTATTTACCCCCTGCTAAGACTGAGATCAGTCGAAGGGTTCAATGAAGGTCATCGAACCCTAATGAGATCTGAAAACCTTGTAGTGTACCGCGGAGAAAGCATCTCACGCTTCATCTGCCACTGCTGCTGAATGCCCTGCCCGGCAAAGTAGAGCGTTCCTTTTCCGTCTTTCGCGTTCAGGTGATCGAGCACTTCCATCAACCTTTCGCTACCGGCCCGCGCCGCATTCTCATCGAATAAGTTGAGCTGGGCCACTCCCTGGCTGAAGAAGTCACCCAGCATAATTCCGGCTTTCTGGTACCTGTGACCATCCTTCCAGATTTTGTCCAGGCACTTTACCGCGGCGTTGATAATGTCGCGGGAATCCTGAGTAGGAGTAAGAAGCTTAATTGATGCACTGTTACCGTAGTATGGCTCGTTAAGTGCAAAGGGAGAGGTTTTCACGAATGCAGAAATAAAGCGGCAATACTGGTGCTCGCCGCGAAGTTTTTCGGCGCCACGCGCTGCATAACTGCAGATAGCCTGGCGCATCTGTTCGTACTCGGTGACGCGTTCGCCAAATGACCGACTGCAGACGATTTCCTGCTTTGCCGGCGCAAACTCTTCCAGCTCAAGACAAGGCTCGCCGCGCAACTCACGAACGGTTCGCTCCAGCACAACATTGAAGTGTTTGCGAATAATCCATGTGCTTTGTTCTGAGAGATCCAAAGCCGTTTTAATGCCCATAGCGTTAAGCTTCTTGCTGATGCGCCTGCCGACGCCCCATACGTCCTCAACGGGTACTAGGGCAAGGAGTCGGCGCTGGCGATCGATATTGGACAAATCAACCACCCCGCCAGTCTGGCGCTGCCATTTCTTAGCGGCGTGGTTTGCCAGCTTTGCCAGTGTTTTGGTCTGAGCAATGCCAACCCCGACGGTGAGATGCGTCCGCTTCAGAACCGTAGCGCGGATCTCCTTGCCGAACTCGGTCAGGTCCCGGCAGTTTCTCACTCCAGTAAGATCACAAAAAGCTTCATCGATACTGTAAATTTCGACGCGGGGGCTCATTTCTTCCAGTGTCGTCATTACCCGGTTCGACATGTCAGCGTAAAGCTCGTAATTGCTGCTGAAGCAAACAACGCCAGCGCGCCGGAAGAGCTCCTTTTTCTTGAAGAATGGCTCCCCCATTGTGATTCCGACCGCTTTCGCTTCTGCGCTGCGTGCGATTACACAGCCATCGTTATTTGAGAGAACGACAACCGGCCTCCCTCTCAGGTCCGGCCTGAATACAGTCTCGCATGATGCGTAGAACGAATTCACATCACAGAGGGCAAACATATTCAGCTCGCAGATTTCACGATGAAAGTAACAACGCCAAACACGTCCAGCGTGTCTTCACTGCCAACAACAATTGGACTGTAGGCGCTGTTCATAGGATTGAGTTGTACGGTCGGGCGCAGTTGCAGACGTTTAACAGTGAACTCCCCTTCCACAGCGGCGATGACAATGTCACCATGCTCAGCAGTCCTGGAGCTGTCCACCACCAGCAGATCGCCGTCGCTAATCCCGGCTTCGATCATTGAGTCGCCGGCCGCCTTAACGAAATATGTCGAGCTAGGGTGGGAAACCAGTAACTCATTGAGATCGATACGCTGTTCAACGTAATCAGCCGCTGGGCTTGGGAAACCACACTGTACTAAGTCACTGAAAAGCGGGAGAGCAATAATTTCTCGCAGTTCTGTAGGCCTGATGAACTCCATAATGCACACCTCAAATACTGTTTTTATATACAGTAGTTTTATTTGAGTATGCACGCAAGACACAGGGTCTGTCATGGCTGATTAAAGCTTCGCCGTTTCGTTTCTAAGTTTCGATGTCGCTTCGGATTATGAGTTTTGTAAATTTTAAGGCCGCAATTCTATGTGAGCAGATTTAAGCCGACTTTGAAGCGGGAAATTTTTTATAAAGCGTGCATACGGCAACGTCATAAATTATCGCTACCTGCTTCCTGTCCATGCCGTTCGCAATCAGTCGGCCCGCCTGGTCCCATTGTTCTTGCGCAAGCTTCGGACGCCTGCCGCCGATTCGCCCTTTCTCACGTGCTGCAGCCAGACCTGCCCGGGTGCGCTCAACAATCAACTCCCTCTCCATTTCCGCCAGGGCTGACATGATATGAAAGATGAAGCGCCCCATCGGGCTGGATGTATCGATACTGTCCGTGAGGCTCTTAAAGTGGATACCGCGCTGCCGAAGCTCGTCCACCAGCAGAACCAGATTACGCATGCTGCGCCCAAGGCGATCCAGCTTCCAAACAACCAGCGTGTCGCCCTCACCCAGCGTTCGCAGAAGCTTTTTCAGTTCTGGCCGGTTCGCCACTGTTCCGCTCATTTTTTCTTCGAAAATCTGTTCACATCCTGCACGTTCGAGAGCTTGTCGCTGGAGATCCGTATTTTGGTCATTTGTTGACACCCTTACATAGCCGATTTGCATATTTTTCACCCACTCATTCCTGCAAAAAAATCAGGTGAAGTTATCGGCCAGGCCGCTCAAGAGCAATCTATAAAACGTCGGTTTGGGAGATAGCGTCACAGCCAACTTCGGAAGCCTCGAAATTGGAGCGAAAAAAGCCTCTTCAGCAAGCTTTATTGATTTCCATTTTTTGGGCACGAATGACTATGACGCTCGCATTCTGTGTGGTGGTAATTCTACTGGTGCTATTGGCAAGGGAGACTTTACATTTTACGCCGGGAAATACGTGTTTATCGGTGATAGTTTCGAGTTTCGTAACCCCATCAACTGCCAGAACAGCATCTCCGCTGATGGCTCAATCAGAGCAACCACAGCATCAAACATTTGGGCTTCCAGCGATACTCAAAACGCCCATGTGTGGTTTTATGGAGCCAGTGGGAATGCATCGCGCGGGGTAATCTATGCTGGCAGGGATGGCTCTATGCGAATCAGGCCGGACAATAATGATAATGGCGGGGTGAATGGCTATAGCTTCGCATTTGGAGCTGATGGCAGATTTACCTGTGTCACGATGAACCAGACCTCAGATGAGCGAGTGAAATTCGATAAAGAGTCCGTCAGTGAGGCTCTGGAGAAGATTTGTTCCCTGACGGGCTACACATTCGGCATTCAGCTCACTGAATCAGAGTCGGTACGTAGCGCAGGCATCATCGCCCAGGAACTGGAGCAGGTTCTGCCGGTTGCAGTGAGCTCTGGCGGCACCGGCACAACTCCGGAAGGCAAAGAGATTAATGACCTCAAAACCGTAGACTACAGCGCAATGAGCGCCCTATACGTTGAGGCAATCAAAGAATTAACTAACCGGTTAAAAAATGTTGAGAGCGAACTTGCTGCGCTACGGGATCGCTCAAATGCTTAATTTTCTGTCTTATCTTCTAAAGCCCTTACGCGGATTATCAGGGCTTTTATCGCGGCCAGCGCATCGAGCAACAGGGGCGTCTGGTCAAGGTGTAATATGCCGCCAATTTCTTTGACATATTCAGGATCGATTGTCTGAATTTGCTGTGATATCACTCCGCGACGCGGGGTTTGCGTTTCATCATCTTTGAAGGTGAAGTGTTTGAACTCCATCCGTGAAATGTTGCCCAGCGCCTCTTCTGGATCGAGGTCGTCACCAATATTTTTCATAATTCTGTCTGAAACTGCAGACGTCATTATCTCCTTCCATGGGCTCCATGTATCAGTGTTGTAACCCCTGAAAAAAAACCTTCCCGCATCAGTTTTATTGGCATACGGCAAGCAGAACTGCGTTAAGGCTACATCAGGAATACGGACATAATTTTGAACATACCCATACCAGCTGGTGATAGGGCCTGAAGTTGATTTCGCCATATCTAACAGCAAACGATATGTACCAGGTTCAGTCAGGGCATTGAAATTTGTCCCATCAGGAGCAACTGCCATATCTGTTTTAAAGGCCCTGGCATCACCAGTTGGCAACCCGAATGCCCCCACCTGCATGACGTTCCCGGCTGCGCCGCCTGCATCCAGCGTGGCGCTACTTCCTAAACCGAGGTTTGTGCGAGCGTCTTCCGCCTTCGTTGCCCCGGTGCCGCCATCAGCAATAGCAAGCGCACCGTTGCTCCCTTTCTGCGCCAGTTTACCGATGCCGGGGATGGTTACGGCGGTGCCGTTGATGGTCACGGTAATGCTCTGATTTGCTGATGTGGTAGCGAAGGTCTCCCACGCACCGATATTCTCGTCATAGTCGTTGATGAGCTGTGACATCGCCTGCGCCAGGCCATCGACAGAGATATTGTCTGATACCAGAATGCCGTACTTCTGGCCGCTCAATGCCGGGGAAGCAGCTGGAGTAACTGTCATTGACGTGGCGCTGTTCACTGATGAAATCTGGAACATCTGGACAGGGTTAGACATCACGATAATCGTCTGGCCAGCGCGAACCTGGCTGGCCGGTGCCGTCCAGTTTGTACCAGTGCCGGTTGCGGTATTTCCGTTAATAGCGATAGTGCCAGTGTTATAAAGCATAGGTACCTCCTAATTAATTGATCGCTATAAACGATCAATAACTAAATATTGATTCGCACAAACGATCTGAATAATTAATGCTTATTTGTGAATATGGGCATTCCACTAATTAATGGAATGCAAAAATGAAAAATAACTATTTATCGATGCTTATTGGCGTGACGTTATTGTCAATGTCATCACTGTCTGTAGCTTCTGAAGCGGGACACACATCCAATCCTGGATATGGCGATGGTGGAACAGCACAGAAACGCCAGATTGACGCCTGTGTTAACGCGAATACGTCCACTGTCACGTCTTACGATAATGTCTCACACGTTAAGCCATGTACTGGTGGCGTCTCTTACAAAGACAGAGAACTCCCGGCCCAAAAAATTAAAGCACCATTCAAGTGAAATAAATAAAGCCCCGACAGGGGCTTTATTTTTATGACGCGGAAAATGAACCTGAACCACGCGCTATCTGCAGAACCGGTGAAAGAATCTCTTTCTTCGATGCGTTAGTTCCTCCCGACATATCATTTACGCTTATTGATGCAGTCACTACCTGTTTCGTAATACCGCTTTTCGCAAAAATCACCGGGACCGCTACAGCGTTGGTTGTATTTCGGGTTGAACAGGTTACCCACTGATAATCCTTTGTGGTTCCGTCAATGGTCACTGATATCCGCGCAGTGGCATCGTCGCCAGATACGCCATATATCAATACAACCGCTGATACAATTACTGTCTTGGGCTTGCTGGTTCCGGTTGTATCCGTATAAGTCAGATTGGTCGTTACACCTCCTGAGCCGGATTTGGATTTATCCAGACCGACACCTGCGTTAACCACATCACCGACAAAATTCTCAGCCTCCACTGTCCCCCTGAATGAGCCACTGGTTGCCGTCACTTTCCCGGTAAACTCCCCGTTCGTGGCGTAAACCGTTCCACGCACGGTGACATTATTGAACACGGCATAACCGGATTTGTTGATGTGCCAGCCAACGTTTCCGGTTCCATCCCAGGTTGTCGACTGGATGTAGTTGCCGAGTTTAAGGTTGCCGATTGTCCCGTCACCAATGAGCGTTTCCCGGATGATGGTTTGCCCGTTCTGAATAACGAACGGAAGCGTAACCGTGGCTCCGGCGTACTGGGTCACAGCAAAGCGGTCAGCCAGAAAAACAACCTGCGACTGCATGCCACCGGGAGTATTCTCAACACCAATCCCCATCCCTGCTGCATAATACTGGCCATTGCTCGATAACCCGACTTTGATGCTGTACATCGCCTTCAGGTCGCCGTTGACGTTCGCAATGGCCTGCGCGTTGGTTGTGATCGCTGCAGTGTGTCCATTCACTGTCGCTGTAATGCTGTTTACCTGCGTGGTCATAGCCTGCTGATAGTCCGAAAACGTCTGGTTCAGGCTATTGATTGACGCTTTGTTGCCGTTCACGTCCGTCTGAAGACTCAGCAGAGAGCGTGCCGTTGCCTCCTTCTCGTTAACGATCACCTCATCAATGCGGTCCAGCTGCGCGCTGTTACCGGCAACTGAAGCAGACAGAGTTTTACGCGTGGCTACCTGAGCCAGGTTTCCCTGGATAATAGCGATTGCCGAGTTCTTCACCCCGCCAGTCATGCCGTCCATGGACACACTGATGTTATCGATGCGCTGGCCCAGCGCGGTATCAGCCGTCGCCACGGTCTGCTCAAGCTCCGAGAGAGAGGACGACACATCACCAACCGTGCTCGAAAGCTCATTAACGCTGGTCTGAACCTTCCCGACGTCCTGGGCGTTTTTGGCGATATCTTTCGCATGCTGCTCAAGTTCATCATTGGCCTGTTTGATATCGTCAGCCATGCCAGCAATTTTTTCATTGCTGTCCACCGCGTTCTCGATCAGGTCTTTGAACGTTTCTGAGTCTTTAATCTCCTCCAGGATCACATCGGTGATGTCGGACACATCGATACTGGCCTGACCGCGCACCCATTCTGTGTAACCTGATTCGTTGCCGCTGCGGTCCACCAGCTGCGCGCGGTACCAGAAAATCTGCCCAGCCTTAAGGCCCATCTGCTGATATTTGCGCTGCGGGTAAGGCACATCGGCCAGCAGCATCGCATCGTCTTCGGTACCTGTCAGGCTGTACTGAATTTCCGTCTTCAGCGTGTCGTCGGTATTCGCCGGGAATCCCCAGTTCAGCTCGATACCGAATACAACGTTTTCAGAAGCGATGAAGCCAACCGGCTTCGGTGGGTTGCCCACTTTACCCGTCAGCATTTTCTCTTCTGAATAGCCCCACCCGGATGAAATTTCTGCGGCATTGATTGCGCGCACGCGCACCAGGTAGCGCCCGGCATAAATCCCCGGGACGTCGAACGACGTGGTGGAGCTGCGCGGCACGTTGACCCAGTTCCCGTCGTTGCGGCGCCATTGCGCTTCATAGGCGATAGCGTTCTGCGCCTGGTCCCAGCTCACGCGCATCGTTTCGACACTGATATTTTGCTGCACCACAGAAAACGAGCTGATCACAATGTTCGCAGGCGGCGACTGGTTGCCCGGCGGGATCACACTCACCGGCCGCTGGTCAATGATGGCTCCGGTATCAATGCGATCGAATTTATCCGGATCGTGATTTGCACCGACGATTGTGAACGTGCCGTCATTATTATCAGTTACCGTAATAACGCGATATTGCTGCGCGTAGAGCTCATCAGACTCAATGACCCATACGGCCTCAGCCACAGGCGTTTCGCTGTAAGCGATCGTAACGGTCACTTTATTGCCCGTTATAGACTGAATGGTGCGTGACTGCGAAACACCCGATGGAAGATTGACAATCATCCTGTCGGCTGCCGAAGCATCCGGCGCCCTGTCCAGCGTCAGCACGCGTCCATTCACCGCAGAGATACGGCCGCCCAGGTCGCGCCCGGAGAGATTTCGGTCCGCTACAGCGATTACATAGCCAGGCTGTGGAATGTTGCCATCTTCCCCTACATTGAAAGTAACAACGCGATCTTTGTTGTTGGTGAGGATCCCCCATCGCCCTTTCCGATTCGCTTCCGACTGACGGGTACAACCGATCGCAGTTATCTCAAGTTGATTAAACCCATAACGCGCAACCAGCGCCTGCTCAAAAACAGGCTCCATCGCATCAGAATAAGCGTTATCAGGATCAGACCAGGACACCAGCGCATTGGTGTAACGGTTCTTTGTAGTGCTGCTGGAATAGGTAAAGCGTCCATCAATAACGTTCGCATGCGTGTATGTAAAATCAACATCTCTCGGCATGTCCGCCAGAGCCACAATCTGGTCGTCGCCCCAGTAGGTCATCCCACGGAAGATGGCAGCAAAATCACGCAGGACCGTATAAGCGTCGTTGCGTTCCTGTATGTACACGTTGCAGGTATAGCGTGGTTCGGTACCACTTCCGCCTTTGCCGTCCGGTACCATTTGATCGCAATACTGTGCAACCTGGTAGAGCGTCCATTTATCTATATTGGCCGTTGTAAGACGATCCCCAAGTCCGAAACGGTCGCTAACCACCAAGTCGTAGAAAATCCATGCAGGGTTATCGGTCCAGGCCCATTTAAATGTCCCAGCCCACGTACCGCTATAAGTGCGGGTTTCGGGGTCATAAGTATCCGGTACGCGGATAACGCGGCCGCGGGGCTCGCAGGAGATCTGCGGGATAGAGCCGTTAAACTGGCTAGAATCGAATTCGATATAAAGCAGCGCTGTGTTTGGATAGCGTAATTTGGCGTCAATTACCTCGGTGAAGCTCTGCAGCATCATCGTGTCGCCGATCTTCGCGCTATTGGCATCAGACGTAATCTTACGGAGTCGGATTGTCCAGGTACTGCCAGCCTGAGGTAAATCAATACGGTGGCTGCGCTCGTAACCTGACGTCGTTTTGCCGGTCACGCTGGTATTGAGTACCGTCTGCCATGTGCCGCCGTCCGTCTGCAGGTCAATCGCATAATTAACCGAGTAACCGACCAGATCGCCGTCGTCCTCCTGCTTGAAAAGCGAAGGCCATTTCAGGCGCAGGCGAACAGCTGAAAGTTGCGTATTGGTAAACGTGCGCGTCCACGCTGTAGCGCTCGATACCTCAGTTCCCACGTTGATTTCGTTTTCGGTACCGGGGATCCCTTGAATGTATTTTTGTGCCTGAGTGCCTGGCCGAAACTCCCACGTTACACCACCGAAGTTCTGGGAACCGTCAGCATTCTCCAGAGCCGTTCCGTCGAGGTAGATATCTTTCGCCGTCAGCTGCCCTGCAAATTCCCCCTCTCCTAGTGCAATGAGGATTTTTGCCTTTGCTACAGATTGCAGATCATCAGGCTGTTCGGTAGGGGTTCGGGAACTTGAGCTGCCGCCCTTGCGGCCTTTTATAGCGATTGCAGTTGCCATATTGCGCCCATAAAAAAAGCCACCCGAAGGTGGCCTGAAAGAAGGTATTTATTTATTGCTGATCTTCGACATAAATCCCGGCAGAAATAATCGCGCCACCGATTCGCCGGCGGCCATAAAGAAGTGGTACCGGATTTCCCTGGGCTGTCGTGTTTGTTACTCCACCAAAGGCGTAGCTGGCTTGGTTATCCGCAGATTGCTTACTGGCGAGCCCGGTTGCCTGTGGAGAAAGCATCTGGACTACGCCGCCGATCGCCATTGATGCCCCAATCCCCGCCACAGCGCCCCATCCACCAGCGAAAGCGGTACCACCAATCCCGATCGCGGCCCCTCCCGTGACGAACGCAGCAACAGCGACAAGGGCAACCCCGAGGATTGTCTGAAACACCCCGGCTCGCTTACTGCCGATGATCACCGGCGCGATGCGGATTTCCTCTGTGCTCCTGTCCATACTGAGCTCATCGTTTAAGAGGTTTCGTTTCCCGCTGAATACCGCATAAGTTAAACCTCGTTGCTTACTGGTATTCAGGAAACGCTCAAAACCCGGCACGATAACGCTCAGGGCGCGGATGGCCTCTTTAGGTGAAGCTACTGATAAACGATATTCACGCCCGAAAGTGGCGCCTAGCACGCCGTACAATCGAATTGTGCGGACCGGCTCAACATTGAGTAATGCAGCCATTTTTCCCCCATAAAAACTGCCACAGGCGGTTATCAGAAACAGTCTTTAAAGCGCAGTATTTTCATTGTGCGCTCACGCCAGTAACCGCCATAAGGTACGCGCTGGCTCAGATGCCCATAAAGGTGATGCAGTAGCATGTTGCCTTCCAGCAGAATCCCCGCATGATTCCACTTATCAGCCTGAACCTGCATGATCACCATATCGCCAGGTTTTGGCGGCCCGTCGAATTCACGGAATCCGCACTCATACCAGCAATCCTGATAGAAGTTGTCCGGGTAGTCGTTTTCCCACCAGAGATAATCGACCCGGTAATCGTGAAGCTCTATCCCGTGTGTTTGCCGGTAATAGCTCATCACCAGACCCCAGCAGTCGAAGTGACCAAGCACAAACGGTCGCTCCAGCAGCGGCAGTTCTCCTCGCGGCTGGATGGTCCGTAAATCCCCCTCCGGCCAGCTCACGATATGCCAGGGTAAAAGGGTTGCATCGCATTGCGCTTTATCCAGCTCGCTCGGTTGCGTCGTGGCATCCGGGTGACTGTGAGCGATGGCGATCACCTTCCCCCAGTCTTCTGCAGCTGCATAGTCTTCGGGGCAAAGTACAAAATTGTCCTCCGGCGCCGCGGCAAGATTCCGGCACGGGAAATAACGTTCAACACGGCTTTTCTGCGCCACCACGCCGCAACACTCGCGAGGATACTCAGTTGCAGCATGGGCAATAATCGCATCGATGGTTTTCTGACGCATATCAGCTCCTGATCAAAGACGTGCCAGGGAACCCACCGAACGGCAGTTCGTTGCCGTCTCCATGCCGGAGCTTACAGGCCGTAAGAGTGCCGTTGCATTCGTCCAGAGAGGGGTCACTCACCGGGTTGTTGTTTTTATCGAAATAGCGGGTTCCGGCATAGTCGCAGCCGTCGCCGGTGCGATATTTATTCCGGATACACCAGGTACACAGAGAATGAAGTTGACGTGTGGGGATCATCTTTCCCTGTAACGACATCGGGCTATCGAGTACGAATTCGATACTCTCGCCCGGAATTTCGCTGGCTTTGCTATCAATGTAAAAAACTCGTTTTCTGACCTGTTGCGGATCAGCTGTTGCGTTACCTGCAGGGAAGTTCTTCGCATCGAGATAGTGCGAATAGGTGTCATGGATAGTGACTTTCGCCTGTAGCATATCGTCATAGGCAAGGCACAGCGCTGTAATCTTGCTTTCGATATCTGCAACCGTCAGCGTTGGCTGAGCGCTGTTGCCGTCTGTTGATGCTTCCAGCCCCTCAATCTGATACGGCCAGGCAGCGTACTCTTCCCCCTGCCACCAGATACTTTTCGCCTTCAGCTTTGATTCATCACCACCAGCGGCGGCGATTTCTTCTTCCGTGTGCGGGAGGTTATACGCGTGAAAGCGCAGTACATCATCCACGCCGAACGTAGAGCCATCAACTACGATAAGCCGGACTTTATTGCCGGGTTCAAGGCTTTGATAGTCTTCAGTGATCATGGAGCGTACGCCTGTTTGAATGTTGCGGAGATGGTTATGATTTTGCTGGATAAGGGCTGTGACTTGATTGATTCGGCCTCGATACGATATAGTCCTGTTTCGCCAACTGGAGATGTCCAGATAAAGGCCTTTGTGACGTGTGAACGAAAGAACTTCAGGGCCTGAAGCATGTCCGCTTTTTTACCCGTAAGTGTGATAGGCCATGACTGCTTTTCAGGGTTTATGCCTTCCCCGGCGATCTGCTCATAGCCGTCGCCAAAGGTTGCAGAGCGCGTTTTTAGGCTAAAAGCCCCTTCCATTCCCGCCTGTATCTGTGTTCGCCAGGTGAACGTTTCGATTGCCATGCTATCTCCGAGCATAAAAAAAACCGCCGAAGCGGGTTTTAAATAAAACTTAAAAGAGGTTATTAATTCCTTCGTCCCATTTCATCACGCATGAAATCAAGATTAGATTTAAGAGGGCTAGCTTTATTCTTACACTTGTCCAAATTTTCAGCTATTAGGTTCAGCTCTTCAGAACTGTTTGAATACTTCTCCAATTCCATCACGCTCATGCTGGCATGAACAGCATCTGCACCGCAGTTAACAAGTTGCTTGTTATATTTGAACATCGCCCATTCGACACCTGCTATCGTCACCGGCACGCCCAACACAAAACCAATTAACCAAATAGCAATTTTTGCTTTCACTGAACAACTCCATGAAAAGTGCTTGTAGAGTGTTTTATCGGCCAAGGACTAGAACAACCTAGCGGATTTACGCGGTTTTACGCGCATTGATTCATTGGATGGTCGTTTTGCTTTCTAACGTGATTTCGTTGCATTCCAGATCAAACCACCTGGTTGGAGTTGCCTCGCAATCCCGGCACGCACTGACTGGTCAATGGTCTGTTTATAAGCCCGAGAAACAGCATCGTTATTACCGGAAGTCTGCTGCTGAGAGTTCTTGCTTTGAACTACTACAGACGTTTGAACGGTTACACCGCCAGTTGCCGAAGATTGCAGCCCAAACATCGGGGCATGGCCAACATAACCACCGTTTGCATACCCCTGAGCGCTCCGCATAAGCGTGTAGAGATTACCGACACCCAGCGCACTGGTAGCCTTCTTGGTGAATACGAATTCTCCGCCATGAACCACACCTTTTGGCTGATATTTTCCTCCATCCCCGGTATAGCCAACAGCGCCGCCATTAGCATACTCAGGAATAAAGCCGCCAGACCATGCCTGTATTCCAAAGAAATTACCTATTGCCGTTCCACCAAAGGCTGACTTCATTCCATTAACCAGAGCCAGTTGCGTCAGCATCTGGGCGATGCCCTTCAGGAAAGTAGACAGGAAATCAGAGAAGTTAGATTTACCAGTAGTAAAAAAGTCAGTGAGCGTGCTGGCCATCCCGGTGAAAGCATTGCTGGTAACCGTCTGCATCTGAGAGTAAACATCGGTCGCGCTGTCTTCGAATTCAGCCCAGCCTTTTTTTGCACCGGTCAGCCAGTCACCACGCAACCTGTCCTCTGCGTCATAGTAATCATTCGCCGCTTTAAGCTGCTTCTGATAACCCTCATCCTCCAGAGAGCCACCTGAATTTTTCCAGCCTGCAGCGAGCTGACTTTTCGCGAGTTCACGCTGAGCCATCCGATCGCTCATCCCGGCGCCACCCAATAACGCAGCCTGTTTCTCAGCCATCTGCGTGACGTATTTCTGCGATGTATCCATGCGCTTGTTGAGTTGTTCCTGCGCGGTAATCTGGTCACCAAGCAGAGCTTTCTGCCTCGCCAGTTGCAGAACCTGGTCTTTGCTAGCGAGGAGAGATTTTTCCTGCTTTGTCAGGGAGCGTGGCCGTGATGCCTCTTCCAGTACCTGGAATTTAGCCTCAGTAGTCCACAGGTCTTTTCGCTGCTGGCTGATAGTATCATTCAGACCTTTATGCTGCTGCAGGGCACGTAACTGTGCCTGAAGCGCAAGCAGTTCAGCCTGAGCTGCGTCCGCGGTGCGATCGCCAGCTGATACAGCGCCCTGCTTTCCGGTTTTCGTCTTTTTACCAAACAAAGCGACTTCTTCCCGATCCTTCTGGGTTGTCGCGGTTTTTATCTTGCGGGTGGTATCAAGGTATTTACCTGCGCTAATGTCGGCTGCATCCCAGTCTTTTTTAAGCTGAGAGACGCTGTCGCCATAAGCGCCGGCCATTTGTTCGTTGTAGTCCTGCCATCCCTGCAAAGTATCTGTTTTCGCCCAGTCGGGAACGAGGTTAATCGCGGCAGCGATAGAGGAAGAAATGATCTGGTTCAGCTTCTGGAAAACGATCGCAACGCTGTAATAAATTGCGTTGAACTCCTTCAGTGTGTTTGATGCCAGCTCAGCTACCCACTGACCGATACTCTGCATAGCCTCAGACGCCCAGCCCTTGATATCCAGCCACAGGCGACCAAACGGTGTCAGCGAGTCGTAAGCCTGTTCTCCACGTTGTGCCATCGTATCGCCAAACAGGTCCATTGCCTGAGTCACTGCAGCGGTCTGATTTTTCTGCTTCACCAGATCATCAATGTGCCTAAGTTGCGAAACGGTAAGAAAGTTATACTGATCGTTGAGACTCTGTAGTGCTTTGACAGGGTCTTTTTCAATGTCTTTATAGGCTTTTGTGATGTCCTGTGCCGAAACAATACCGGTTTGAACAGCCATAGCTGTCGAACTCGTAGCCTTTTCAAGCTGCTGCTGTGTCAGTGATCCCATGCCAACCAGTTCGGTCATGAGCCCCTGGACAGTATCAACCGTAGCGCCAGTTGAAGCGGCAATAGTCTGAGATGAAGCCATAACCTGGAGCGCTGACGTTCCGGCAATATTGCCAGTCCGAATAATGGCTTTGTTAATTTCTTCATAGGCTGTGAAATAGTCGGAGCCTGCTTTAGCAGCAAGCAGAACAGCACCTGCCAGACCACCAATCGCGACACGAACCGGGGTGACCATGGATAACATCGCTTTCAGCGCATTTGCAACGCCACCAAACGAGTCCCGCAACTGGCCGCCCTGCTGTATGGCTACCATGTAGACGGGCATGCCCGAAGCCAGTGAAGTCACGATATCCGTCATTTGCATCGGCAGGTATCGCATAGCGTTGCGATATTGCCCCGCACTGATAGCCCCCGATTTCCACGCTTCCTCCTGCTCCTTCAACCGGGCGATCATAGGCGCGGCGCGTTCTGACACACCTAGTTGAGCAGCCTTCAGTTCAAGCAACTCTGTGCGGGTTTTACCGATTGCAGAAACCTGCTCTTCCAGAGAGTCTATAAACGTTTTACTCGCTGCAGCTGCACGTTGCGCCGCCTGAGCCTGTTCAATCCGGACCCGCCCTTCAGCTGTCTCAGCTTCCATGACCTGTGCCAGTTTTGTGCGTGTCGTTTCAAGCACACTGTTATAGCGTGTGAAATCTTCGTCACCCACCAGACCTTTACTGCGGAATTTAGCCAGGCTCTCCTGAATTGTGTCCAGCTCATCCAGTGCCTTGTTGACCGGGCTGATTTTATTCAGCAGGTTTTGAAGTTCCTGGCGCTGCTGCTTAAGGCTTTCGCTGTTTTTTTTCTGGTTATCAATCCCGGTACGGAACGTACTGTTCAGGTCATCCGCTTTACCGGCCGCCGCGGTCGCAGTTTCCTGAAAGCGATCCAGTTCACGGTTACCCCGCTCCAGTTCGCTCGTGTTCACACGCAGCGAAATCGTTGCGATGTCGTTGCTCATCCCGCCCTCTCTTTATGCATTATTCTTAGCGCAGCGCTTTCCATCACCCTTATATCCGAAAGCGCGGTTGCCTCATCGTCAACGTTATGCAGGCGCATCATCCAGGGGAGTACGTTGTAATCCAGCCCGGACGCACCGCCCATACCTGTGCGCCATTGTGTACTGACGGCCTGAAATACCAGGAAGGAGGGCCAGACATCCGGCCAGACGTCAATGAACTGGTCATCGTAATCGTCCGGCGTAAGCCCGTAGGGTGCCAGGTCAGCCGCCGTTGGCTCAGGCGTATAGAACGCAGAGGCAACCGCTATCAGTTTTTTTCGCGGTGTCCCATCAGCTCGCGATAGTACGTTTCCGGAATGGCCTTAATGGCCGCCGGGTAATTCTCCAGCAGTACCGACAGGTTCTCTGCGTTGAACGCATCAGGGAGCGCCCAGCCTGCAATGATTTCCATAATAAAATCAGTGGCTGTTTTGCCTTCAAGTTTCTCCAGGTCTGCCAGTTCTTTGAGTGGTTTGTGATTAAACGTAAACGTCAGGACTCCATCCTCATCACCTGCGCGCGGGATCGAGACATTAGCTTTGAAAGTTGGTTTTGGCTGAAGAGTGAATTTGGTCGCCATCGTTGCCCCTTAGCGTAAAAAAGCCTCCAAACAGGAGGCTCATATTATTGTTATCCCCGGCTCACGCCGCGGCGTCGGTGATTTTGTAGAACGTCATCGCAGGCGACTGCAGATTGAGCACAACGGTAACCGTTTCAACTTCGTTCACCTGCGTTGCCGGCGTATCGTCGAAAGACGTTGTTGCCGCCCAGTATCGGTTCTCTTTCGCTTTTGGCACGTACATGTAAGCCGCGACCGTCTCTTCGTCTTCGTCCAGTTGACGCAGCAGTGGGTATACCGGAAGCGTGGAGTCATGAGCGATCGAGTAGGTCTGGGAAACTGCTGATTTGTAGGTGTTCAGGTTGCGCTGTCGGTCATCGCTGAGGAACTGAATCTGCGTGGTGTTCTGATCACCACCAGCTTTTGATACTTCTGTGATTTGTGGCAGTTCGGTCCACTCAAGCACCTTGCGGATTGAGCCGCTACCGCCACCAGCAGCATATTTGTTTTTGTTAGTGGTATTGATATTGCGCAGAGTTACAGCGCTGTCTGCAATCGCTTCAATTTTCGCGATTACGTTATCAATACCCGACCAGTTGCAGTTCACATGAACGATATCGCCAGCCGCAAGTTCATCGGCGTCACTGACAGTGATCACCACATGCTCGGCATTCGTCGCGCCGGTGAACGTAATAGCCGGGCCGTAGCCCGACGCCAGATAAACGTGAGCGCCGTTAGGCAGTGCAAAGCCCATAATGGTTTCTCCTTCAGAAACAAGAAAACCGGCCATAAGCCGGTCAGATGTGGAGCATCAGAGAGGGAATCAGCTGATAATGTCAGCCCTGTAATTCAGGCTGACAGGAACGGTGTAGGACACTTGTGTAGGGACACCGCGGAATATGCCAGGTTGACTGCTAATCCAGCAGGTGAAGTCATCGCCTTCGATTTCCAGCCCTTCGGGGAACAACTCCGCAACTCTGCCCGCAAGAGCAACGGCGGAGGTACGGCCGGAACCGGCCGGCGCCACGACATTAATCTGGTACACGCCAGAATAAGTCCGGCAGCGCAAGCCGAGATCGATTGTTCGCGGCGTAACGGGCATATCGTGAACGGCCAGGTACATCTCGTTAGCAGGAGGTGTAAACGGCACGTTCTCCCATGCAACCGAAATGCCCTCAGCATCGGCCCAGGTACCCAGTCTGGCGGCCAGTGCAGATGCAATATCTGGAATCACTTAGTCACCTCCCTGACAGCTTCCTCAAAGAAGCGTTGAAACTCAGCTGCAGTTATGCGGACCATACCGCCCGGCGCCTGTGTGGAATGCCCCATTTCGAGCGGGTAGGCATAGGGCACGTTGTTGCAGAAATAAATGGCCTTCATACCAACTTTAAACAGTGACAGCGTGTAGTTTCCGGCCGCTTTTGTCAGATCACCTGTCTTATCAACCCGGCCAGTCTCGTCTGTCGTTGGTGCATCAAAGGACACCTGCCAGTTACCGCGAAAACGACCGCCCGTATACCCCGGTGGTGCTTTGACATCCATCCCATCCACCAGCCGTGCCTTTTTCCTGAGTCGTCCGGTTTTAGTGAGATTAGCGGGATCCGCTTTTTGCATCTCATTATGGTCGTAGACAGCCTGGTTATATGAAACTGCGGTCTGGTTAATTTCCCACAGCTCCGGGTTACCAACAGGCGACATCATCACCAGTTGGTTGAGGATTTTAATACCGACTGCGCGCGCCACCGCTTCCTGGTTCTCTTTCGCTTTATTGACGAATGCCGTAATTTCAGCGATGAAAGCTGTATTTTCTCCCATGCTAAGCCCTCAGCTGTGCTTTGTAGCAGAGCACCAGCGCAGCAGGCTTTACCGGGTTGGGTTTGACAACACGATGGGCTGTGCCGTCAATATCAACCACATCGCCGATTTTGATTTCCTGCTCTGCGGTAAAAACTATCTGAACGTCACCATTTATGATTACCGTCCCATCAATTTCGCCCGGGTCGTATTCGGTTTTCACACCCACAGCAGAGAACAGGACCGCTTCAGATTTGTACTCGACGCCGCCGACAACCGTTATCGAACCTTTACGGGTGACGTTATACGCCACGCCGTTCTGCTTGAGCATGCGGGTTGTTCTGGCCTGCATGCGCTGATAGTTGATAGCCATTACGCCCGCTCCGTAAAGGTATTAATGGCATAACCTCGGCCGCCAGCAAGGTCACCGAGAATGGCCACTACCGCCGGGTATGAAGGGGTGAACACCTCCCCATCTGCGACTGCATATGTCATGGTGACAGCGCCTTCCACGCGTTCAGTTTTCACAGCAGCCTCGCGAGAGCTGGAAAGTAAATCGCCGTCGATTGCCTCTACTGCCAGCATGCACTGCGCAGTAACAACTTCACGTGGAACCTCATCGGCGGGGAAGTCGTAGCCGTCCAAGACAACATTCTCGCGCGGCCACGCCAGCGGCTGCCGAGGGTTTGCCCGGTTACCTACCCAGTCCAGCCCTTCGAGGTAGTCCATTGCTTTAATCAGCAGAGGTATCAGACTGTCAGGCAGTTCTATGCCGCGTAGCGCGCCGAAAGCGATCAAATCTTCTTCAGTGGCGTAGCTGTTGGCATCCGGGGAAGTGATATCGGTATTGATCATCGAGTCATCCAGTTTATGGGGCTTTCGCCCCATCAGTTATTCACCGGAAGGCGCAGTGAAGGTGATCTCTTCTGTGGTTTTCGCCACGCCGTCAACCGTGCCGGTTACCGTGAAGGATCCAGCCGCGTCTGACGTGAGTTTCACCGTTGCACCACCAGCAGAGCCGGTTTGAGAACTGGCCGTGCTGAGCGTGCCCCCAGTGGACGTCCACGCGACGGTTTTACCGGATACACCGGAGCCGTTCAGCGTGTACTTCAGGGACACAGTTACCGCGTCTGTGCTGTCAGCAGTTGCGGAGGTTTTATCCGCTGACAGCGTTACTCCCCCACTGCGGATTCCAGTTTAATCAGCACGCCTGCCGTAGATTTGTTGCTGGTGAAGTGCTTCTTCCAGTTGCCCGCAGTGCCGATGGCGGTCAGGTCCGGGTTATCACCTTTGGCGGTATCCCAGCTGTAGCCCAGCAAATCAACGTTCACCACGCCCTCAGCGCGATAGCCAACCGCAAGGTTTTCCTGATCGTTGATATCGTAGGAACGGAAACCCGGCGCCTGAGACTCGGTGACGGTAACCGCTCCAGATACCAGACCAAGGATCGCATCAGCGTCCATGGTGTCGGTCACCAGCACAGGTTTACCCAGCGTGCCCGGCTGCCCGCCGTAAACCACCACCCCCGCCTCTTCGTAGATTTTGTTGGCAATCGCCTCATCAACAATGTCGAAGTAGGTGGCAGAGTGCATCACGAACAGGACCACGCGGTTAAACTTGTCCCCGTATTTGCGCAGGCCGCGCGTCAGGGTCTTCTTGCCGTCAGTTTCGATATCGGCGGTTACGACCATGTCGGCGTTAGCACCAATCGCCGCAGTCAGCGCTTTCAGGCCGTATTTCACGTAGCCTTCCAGCGTGGCATCTGCGACATCAACGCCGATCACTTCGGAGAACTCATCAACGGAGCGGCCACGGCGTTTAAAGGCCTCTTCCGTGGTTTCATACGGGCCGTATTTCCAAGGTGCTTTGACGGATACCGCTTCACCAGCTCCGATCTTCTTACCTTCAACTTTGCCGTTAGAGTTCACATTGCGCGATTCAATGGAACCACCAACTTTGTAGAAAGCACGCTTACGAAAATCGCCTTCGATAAGTTCGTTATCCAGCAAAATCGCACCGTTAGAGGAAGCGTTGAACACTTCCAGATTGTCCTGGCGACGCTCAAGAAAAGCAGTCTGTGCCAGGTCGTCATAAATAACCAGGTCGGTATTAACAGTCGTTGCCATGGTTTAAATCCCTTATTTCGGAAGTTTGAGGAAGGCCTGCTGGCCATGCTTGCGGATGTAGTCCGCTTTATCGCTGGCGCTCATTTCGGAACGTTTCAGGCTGCCACCGCTGTTTGGCTTGTGTCCGCCCGCGCCAGTACCTTCTGCGCGAGGGAACAGATGCGGAGCCGTCTCCTTGAGTGACTCCGCCCACTCAAGCGGGCTAAGTGGGGTTTTGCCGTCTTTGCCGAACAGGACATCGCCATTTGCATCAACTGCTACGGCCTCGCCTTCGTCGTTGAGCTGGAATGTGCCTTTGGCACGTAGGATAAGATCGTCAGATGCTTCCGGCAGCGCGCCAGTTTTAGCGGCTGCTGCTCGGATTGCATCACCCAGGACGCGGTCCCGGAATTTGTTGGAGAACGCTTCAGCTTTGTCCGCGCGTTCATTTGCGGCTTTAATCTGCTTATCGACATCAGCACGCATGCGCTCGGTGCGCTTATCGAGCACCTCATCAATTTTCCCGGCGGCGATAAGCTTCGCCTCTTCATCGTCAGAAAAACGCTGGAGAATGCCGCGTACAGCGTCTGGGTCGATACCTTCAAAGCGAGACAGGTTTTCTTTCTGCTGTTTAATGGTACCCAGCAGTTCGCTATTTTTCGTTTTAAGGCCAGTGACTTCACTGGTCACACGCTCATCAATCAGCTTCTGGATTTCAGGAGTGATTTCGATACCACCGCCACCGCCGCCCTCACCGCCGCCTTCAGGTGCGTAATATTTCAGAAGCATGTTTCGGATTAACATAATTTCCCCTCGGGATTTTGCCGGGCCTCGCCCATAAAAAAGCCCCGGCGGATGCCAGGGCGTGAAGTAAGATGTGATTATTAGTTGTCTGTGCCTGAGCGCTGCTTCAGACGTTCCAGGCTAATCCATTCGCCTTTGTCAGTGAACATATCAGCCAGGTCGATTTCACCCGCGCGGAACAGACGGCCACGCTCGGCACCCAGAACCTGATCCTGGCGTTGTGCCGACTGGCGTGCGAGCCATTCCAGATACGAGGTTTTCCCCGGTACCTGTCCATCCATGCTGGCACGAGTCCCCTCGTCCATCTCGTCGATATCGATGCCGAGTTCTCGCCATGACTTGAGGATCAGGGTTTGAGTAGAACGGCAGCAGAAATGAATCTTCCCGGGTCCCTGTAGATAAGGCACCTTATGCCCGACCGGTTTGTTATCGAGGGTGTAGCGCAGCAGGTCACGAATAATGCAGTCATGGCTTGTTTTATTGTCCAGCGTAGATAGCCACTGTTTACCTTTCACAATATCGCTGTTGGCACTGGTGAAGCTGTTGCGTGCTGTGGCAGCCAGATGATTCACGGCTGTTTTAGCGATGCTGGCGGCATTTGCCCTGCTTATCTGCAGTGCGCCGTCGCGATAATCTTTATTGGCGTGGCCGCGAACACTGCGCGCGATAGTCTCTACCGTGTCGCCGGCAAGATACCCCCGACGTACGGCATTCACGATCCGCGCCAGCCTGTCCGATTCCAGATTCTCCGCCCACTCACTCAGCAGCCTCCCCTGAAAGGGCTGTGCCATAGCCGCGGCATACACCATATCAGAGGTGATGCCCTGCAGCGGATAGTGAGACAGGACCTGTGAAGGCAGAAGGGAATCGAACAGGCTCATCTGATAACTGGCCTCGTTCTTTGCCAGCGCCACCAGCTCACTCTCGAGCCCGGCCTGCATGGTGGCTACGGCCTGATGGTTAAGATCACGTACACTGCCCAGTAAACTCTGCAGACGGCTAACGGTGAAGCTCTCAGGAGGCAATCTGTCGAGCGCATCGAGCAGGCGTGCCGACAGGTCTGCGTCCGTCTCGTTGAGCAACTTCACCATCCGGTTTGCCACGCCTGTTGCGTAGCGGCTAATCCAGATGGAATGAGCAATAGCCTCATCCCGCAGGCTTTCGTTCACGGTTGCCATATTAGCCCCCGGTCAGCGTTGGTGCCTGATTGCGAAGCGTATCAATAACCTCGTCAGGACTGTCGGCCGGGTCAATGAGATCGAGCTTCTGTAATGCTCGAATCATATCGCTATCGCGCAGCGCACCGGACTGCCAGGCATTGACGATTGCCGTCACCATGCCTGACTCGGCAACTTTCGCGATGAATTCTTGGTTGATCGTGTAGCTCGTCGATTCACCCTTGATGCCGAGATATTTCGCACACCAGCCAAGCGCCAGCGTGTAGGCCTCAGAAACGTTTGAAACACAGATACCGAGCACCGATGTTGATGATGTTTGCTCACCGCTCGCCTGGGTTGCCGTCTTCGCCGTGGCGTTCTGCTCAATCAGCCGGGCACCCAGCTGCACCATGTAGTCGCGCTTGTTGTCCATGGCCTCTTTAGCCAGCATGTTGGGCTGCGCCTGGGCGTAACCAAACGAGCCTTCTTTGGGAAGCAAAAGCGGTGATCGGGAACCAATTTTCACGCCCTTCTTCTCGAGGTGGTCGCGCCAGTTGGTATCGAGCCCGGTCATATACGGCTGCACCTGGCCACAGAACCACACGCTGTCTTCATAGTCAGCACTGTTACGGTAATGACCGTGGTTTATTTCCACCAGCGCAGCCAGCGGAGAGTCATCGATAGTGGGATCGTTGTTCTGGGCGCCGACAAAGGTAAACGGAATTTCATCCCAGTAGTCCTTTCCTTTGGGCTTAGGATGATATTCGCTGTCGACGGCGTAGGTTCCGCTTGCTGTGCCACCTGCCCGGCGCCATACGCGGCATATGAACCTCCCTTCTTCCAGCGCCAGCTCGCGGTACTGGATTTCATCCTTGTAAGCGTAACCATCCGGCTCTTCTACGCATTCGCGCAGGACCACCAGCACCAGCTGATCACGTCCGTTAATACGCTTTGTTCTCCAGTTGATGATGTTCTCTGCCGGATAGCGGAGGATGATCGCCTCATCGGAGGCTTCAGCGTAATCGACGTAAATGCCCTCTCGCGCAACCTCCAGCACGTTCTCGGTCACCAGCTGCGACTGCTGGTAAATACTGGTGCCGGCCCCGTCAGCATTGTCTAACAGGTATTTGAGATTCTCCGGGCCGTTAAAGGTGGGATCCTTTCGATATGCCATGCCAAGCATGCCGATCTTCGTATTACCTGCAATGGCGTAGAACACCGCACGGCTTAGATAGTCCTCATTGCGCTTGCGATTGCGTGTGGATTTATCGGTTGGGTCGAGATAAGGCAGATACTTATTACCCGCCGCTTTTACGGCCTCAGCTCCTTTGCAGAAGTCCCTGTATTTCCTCCAGGCAGCAGAAGCCGCCCGGTGTTCTGGTCGAACCCAGGTGATGTCGTCGTTTGCCATATCAGAAAGTGGTATCCATGGTGATTGAGTATGCCGGTTTCACGATGGGGTAATCCTTCACGATGAAGTACCCACCAGCATCATTGGGGTGATCGTTATCAGCTGATTTGTCTGGTTCGCCATTGGCCGCCCAGATTTGCTGCTCGAGGCTCTCGGTGTAAACCGGGCAGTTTTGCACGTTAACCAAATAGCGGCGTTCTCCGTTGGCGTTGCAGAACATGGCGTTCATTGAGTTGATACGGTCTTTAACCGGTGGGTTGGCATCATCAACAATGACGCTAAACCCGGCATCATTAAGCTGGGCAATATCGGTCTTGCTGGCGTTCTGCGATTTGCGGGAGTCGCCAGAGGCATCCGGATAGATATATATCTCCCGGCTCTTCACATAGCGTCCATCCTCGTAGCGCCAGAACTCTTCCTGAATGCGCTTAATCATCGCCGGGGTATCGTATACCTTCACCAGTTCACGAACCGCACGCGGCAGACCGTTTCGCTTAACGTGAACAATCGCGGCCATTTTTCCAACGTTGAAGTCCATACCGATAAACAGCGGATCCCCGTCCTGAATCTCATCAGAACAGTTATTCAGCTTGCGGTTAAAGGTGTGGTAAATGGTTCCGCTATTGAGGTTGGTAAACTTCCCGCGCAGATAGGCCTGAATCAGTTCATCAGGGTAAGAACTCAGCAGTGATGGGATGTAATCAGGCGGTAGATTCTTCGCATTATCGAACGTGCTGGCCTGAATCAGGCCATACAATGCGGCAAGCTCTGGCTTTTCACGTACCGCCTTCACGAACTGCTGGTAGACGAACTTGAACCCTTCTGGCGTCGTCGTTACATCGATGCCATTACGCAGCCCATCAACCTTGTAACGCATACGAGCGATGATTTTTCGCCACGCCTGCTGCGCTTTGGCAGCCGCCATGACGTCCAGCTCATCCACCATCGCATTACCGATTTTGAAACCGACTATCGAGCCGGGCTTCTCCATCGAGCGGCAGATGGTTGTCCCACGGTAGCGCCGCCCCTCGTAGAAGTGAACCTCTTTGTTCCCCTCGTTGATTTTAACGCTCAGCCCCCAGTCAAAGGCCACCTCCTCTATCGTCGGGTAGAAGATGTCACGAATCTGCGGGTACGTCGGCGCGAAATAGCCCTGGTTAATCTTCGGATGCTCCCACATCCCTTTGCAGATGCCGCCACAACCCACCCACGTCTTACCAGAACCGAATCCGGCAACATAGGCTTTGAATTTGTGCTGCATCGCGAGGAAGCGCGCCTGAGGAATGTTAAGTGTCGGGCTGATCCCCATCGTCTGCCCTCGCATCCACTACGTTTATGTTGATCTGCACTGGGGTCGGTTCGTCATCTTCACCATCACCGGCCAGCTCTTTACGGAGTTTCTCAACCTCCAACTGCCGGCGTTCGATTTCTATCTGCTGCAGGCGCTGGGCGAACTCGCTATCAGCCAGGCCAAGCCGTTTCATCACTGCCTCGAACATGCGCTCACGGCTGATAGCAGTGATTTCAACGCCATTCTTGCCGACCTTCACACCTGAATAAGCGAGCCGGGAAACCCCGGGGAGTTTGCGAGTGTCAGGGAAGTAAGGCTGCCCAATGCCGTCACCATTGCAGCGCGGGCATTCTGGGTTTGGCTCTTTGTTGTGGTCGTAACCGTAACCGCCAGTGTCTTCCGGCAATCGTGCACCGTCTCTGCCCTCTGCCTTTGCCGTTTCCTCATCAAACTCAACTGCATCGCGCCACTGGTACTGGTGACCGAAGCCCCAGCAGTAACGACACGCGCCACGACGATACTGCGAAAGCTGGTTTGCATCGAAGGTGGCGAGCTGCCACATCTGCGCAAGGACTTCATCAGCACTGCCAAGCGTGCGCGCAATGGAGGCTTTCTGCTGCTGCGCAATGGCCTGAGCAACGTTAGGATTCGTTATGAGCTGGCGACCGTAGTTTGGGTCACTATAACCAGCACGTGCAGCGGCAGCGGTGGCGTTGTTGTCCTTCAGGTATTCAGCAATAAAGCGCTTCACCTTCGCGCTTAGCTGTATGTCCACCAGCTCTTCTGCGCTTTGTTCTTTCTGCGCAGTGCGCACTTTTTTCTGCGCAGATTTTTGCGCAGAAGGTTTTTTGATATATCGACGGGCGGTAGCGTAATTCAGTCCCTGCGCTTCACACCATTCCTTTGGTGATACGCCGGTTGCGGCATGTTCGGACAGGAACCGTTGCTGAAGCTCGCCCCAGTCCGGTTTTGCCATAACTTCCTCTAGTTTTTATTATTGACTTGATGGATATTAGTAAGTTGAAACAATGTGGTATTCAAGACAAAACATTTCTTGTTTGTCGATGTTTGTCACACACTCTTCCATAAGGAAATTAAAATGGTTAAACAAACCCAAATCTCCACACCAAAATACAAACTTGGTGATTCTGTCTACTTGAAGTCTGGTGGCCCTGAGATGTCGATTAATGAAATTCAAACACAAGGTATTAACGATACATTCAGGGGCACTTATAGGTGCCAATGGTTCGCTGGAAAGAAACTTGAGCACGGTGTGTTTGCTGAGGATTCTTTGACTGCAACCAACCCAAAGCCTTAAACCCAAACGCACCGAAGTTATCTCTTACGGATGTGACGAACTGGATGATGGCGCAGTTGAAAAATGATGGTTGCCTATATCAGCAAGACGTAGTTGATTATTTAGTCAGATTCGATAATGAGCAACTTCTGAAAGAAAATGCTGATGGTAATCTCGTCTTATCTACGGATATCATTAACCAGTTCCGCAAAATAAGCGGTGATAAAGTGGTTTGGGTTAAGCCTGAACGATATTGGCGATACCGTGTCACTGAAGACGAAGCGGGTCGCGAGGCTCGCGGCTAACGATTAGGGCGAAAACTTCGCCCTATCTTTTTCTTGAATATAGGCCTACCCATGCTTGTGCCAGCAGCAACTACTCTCTGTTGGTTAAGTATGTTTCTCTTTAAAGTAATAACCAATAATAAAACCTAGTGATGTTCCAAGAGCACCAATAATTATTGAAAGAACCTTGTCAAGATCTAATAAATTTAATTTTGCTGAGTCATTTAATAGACCTGCTTGTTTCAAATCAATAATCCAATAAACTGCGGCCCAATTGTAAATCAATACAAAGACACATGAAAAAATCAGTAAACCAAAAAAACCTCGTATAAAACTTAGCGTCAGCGTACTTCGGGTTTTGCCATCCCTTTGAACATGGCTTTCGGATTCAGCCTTATCAGCATTTTCATCAGCTAATACCGCCTCAGATTTAATTTCTTTTAACTTTGTAAAAATTGAGTCGAGTTCAGTTGCTTTCATCTTTCAGACTCGCGATATTGGTTAAAATATTCAAACCATTAACATAATCATTAATCGATTTATTATATTCATCCGCGGCTTCAAGTGCAGCTGTGATTTCATCAGATAGAAAATAAAAGAAATCTAATACAGCTTGCTGTTGAGGAGAACGATCAGCTAACGGTATATCTCCATACTCTCTAACTTGATTGATCATTTTAGTAAGCAGTTCAAGTTGCTTTTCAGATAACGACTGTGCTCTTGTCCTGTACAACTTGAGAGAGTCCATCGCTTCTTTAATGTTTGTCTTTTTGATCATTTTCATTATCTTTCACTTAACATCAACTCATAACATTCTAACCTAAAAATGTTTCGATATGTAGATTGATGATTGAAATGCTACATCCAGACGGTAACAGATAGTCACATACTTCTTGTTAACGGAAACTTCCCTCAATTTGCCTTATTCACTTTTTATCCTGATTGCACTGTCCCGAGGCCGTATCAAGCTGAGCGGTAAGTCCAGACTGGCCTCTTGGGTCGGTTGGTAAAGGATTGCTGACAGATGCGCATCATTGTCAGGTTCGCCAGTAGCTGAATTTGGAAAAGCTCATGTAAGCGGTCGCCTTTATCGTGCTAACCATAGCAACCTAAACCCAAGCGAAACGCTGTTCAAAACCGCCTCAATTGTCGGGAGCACAAAGGCGTTTACCAGCCACGGCTGAAGTCGTGACATCTTGCGCGTGAAGGTTTCGCCTATTTTAGTTGTTAGCGTGATTTGATAGATGTCGGATATTGAGGGCCTCTTTATCCGTTTTTTGGATGCAGACATAAAAAAAGCCACCCGAAGGTGACCTTTGAGATGGTACCACGCCCCAATTTAGGCGAGAAATTAATTAGCCGTTAGGCAAATAGGTACGAACATCGCTCGTGTCGATGCGTGAAACAACAGTTCCATCTTTGTAGAACACAACCTGACCGCCTTCTTCTTTTGCCTCATCGGCATCAATGGTGAAAAAAGCCTCACCGGAATTCTCAAGATAAACAATGTAGCTCATGGCTAACCCCTGATTATGAGCACGAGAATGTGCAATATTTTAATTGGGATTAATCTAATCGCTTTCAATGCCCTAACTTCATTTTTATTTCATGCACTGTTCTTTGATGTACTCCTGCAGATAGCCGACCTGCTTCGTCACTGTGACGATTCGCTCTCTGAGGGTAAAATAATCCCGTTCAGCGGAGTCAGTAAGTCGGGGGCTGGAAGCATCGCCCATGCCGCCGGTGCTGGTCGCTCTGTTCGCGGGACATCTGGCGTTGACGTGCAGCCCACACTTACCAGAGTCAACGCAACGCTGTAGATCTTCAAACTGAGATTTCGCATCGGCTAATTCCTTCGTGTATTTAGCATCCAGCGCAGCGACATCTCGCTGTCGAGTCTGCATGTCTTTGATGGTGGCGTTCGCCAGGCTGAATTTCTCAGTGGCTTTATCGCGCTGGTCTTTGTATGTGATGGCGTTGTCGCGGTAGTGGTTAATCGCCCAAGCCATGGAAAAGAGCAGGCAGATAAAGACAGCGCAGATGATGGCTGTTAAACGGCTCATTTCTGGCCCCACTCGCAAACTTCCCTCTCAATCTCACGACGGGTGATCAGCCCCTTCCACTGTTTTCCACCGGCATACGTCCAACGCTGCAGTTCCTTGCATGCCCCCGGAATATCACCGGCATTCAGTTTCTTCAGCAGCGTTGACCTGTTAAATGCTCCCGTTCCCACGTTATAGGTGAAGGAGTAAAGCGCGGCGCGGGTAGGTTCAGGGACGTGGACCTTAATTAGCGGGTCGATAGCTGCAGCAACCTTGCGCAGGTCGGATTGAAGCAAAGCGTCACATTCTTTATCGGTGTAGCGGTGGCCGCGGCGAATGTCGTCACCGGTATGCCCATCGCAAACAGTCCAGACACCAACGACATCCTGATAAGCGTAATATCGTCGCCCTTCCAGACCATCAGCATTACCCAGCATCGCAGCTGCAATGGTGATTGCACCGGATCCGCCAATAATGGCTCCCACAAGCTTATTCCTGAGTGTCGGGTTCATCTCGGCTCCTGCTGCGGCGATTGTCTTCGCGAATTTTGAAATAGAGATTTGTTAGATACGTCAGTACGGCAAAGATGATGCCCACCAGCACGCCGATAGCGTTCCACTGTTCGGGACTGTAGGCATTCAGCATGCCGTTTAGGATGCTGCCGGCTGAAGCGCCGTATGCAGCGCCGGTGGTTAATTTGTCCATGCGATACATACTCTCACCTCGCGTAATTAGCGGGTGCTGTGTGTTTGAAAAGGGTCAGTCAGTCGGGACGATTTAACAAGAAGGCTTGTCGATGATGGTTCCCGGAGCCTGAAATGAAAAAGCCAGCGACAGGCTGGCAATGTGAGGGTAAAGCAATGAGCAGGATATAATTTAGAACCAAGCAACCTTTAAGCTAGCTAAACAGATGGCATTTGTGTAAAACGATGACATCAATCAGCAGGTGTTCATCGTGAAATACATTCGGTTAATTTTAAAGCTCATAACAGTATCACTTTATGTGTTCTTGGTTGTTTTTGGCTCTGGATTTGTAGGTTCGAGTACGGCCAATGCAATCAATCTTGAAACGCTTAACCTAAATTATTCATTAATCGCAAAGGACTCGGCGGTATACGCAATCTGCGCAACCGGTGCGACCTTAGTTGTTCCGCCTGCCCTATATTTAATCCAGCATTATGTTTGGCCAGTGTTGAAGTTTATCGGCTTGAAGATTCGCTACTTCTTCCATGGGTACTAACGCCTAGCACAGTTAAGAGGCTTCATATAATTTTTTGCTGTTACAGCTTTGGCTCTTCAATACGCTCGCTAATTACTTCAACCTCGCCATTATTGGCAAGGTCATCTCCACGAGTCAAGTACCATGCACCATAGATAACTTCACCCGACTCTAAATCGTCGATTTTTTCGTGCATGTAGTAAGCGATCTGCCTGCAGCCATTGTACTGGATCCAGTAATAGCCTTCTCTCATCATACCCTCCTCTTCGATATAAAGATTATAAGAGGCAATGAATAGTGATGGTTTTAGAAATTCTTAAATCGCTATTAAGCAAAAAGCCCTGGGGTTAACCCCGTGGGCTTTAAACGAAGGCAATAACCCATCGTTAGAGCAAAATTACCACAGATTCGGGAAAAGTAAATAGTTCACGATAATTTCACGCCCTATTTTGTTATCTGCTTCAGCTGCGCATCGGCCCAAGCCTCTTCGATATCAAACTTGGTGATGAGCTGATCGTAGAATGGCTTAACAGACTTCTTCCAGGTATCGAGGCTGATTGCATCCGTTATCTGGCATACCGCGCCGTAAGCCTCAGTGGAAGGAATTCGTTCATACCCCCGGCCGCTGCAGCGCTTACAGTCAGCCAGAACCGGCACACCCTGCTGTTCAGTAAGAACCTGATTAACGGCTTTCCCGCGTCCATGGCAATCTTTACAGGCGCAACTAACAACCTTCTTCCCCTTGCATTCTGGGCACAGCAACCGGGCCAATTCTCGCACCTTGCGTTTATTTTCGTATTGAGAAGGGATAACTTTCAGCCCCCAAGCGGTAGATTTTTTAATAACATCTTTTGCGTGCCAAGGGGTGCTGGTCTTCATCGTAAACACATCTGCGTCAATGAACCCCTGTCCGTCGCAACATACGCAATGTTTCACGCTTGCGGCGCTGCGGGAATAGTCCTCAAACGCGAAGTTGGCCAGCTGATGCATCACAAGTTGTTTAACCCCAGCATCCAGTTTGCGAAGTGCAGCAACCCGGTCGCACTTGGTCAGTGCGTACTGGGCCAGCAATTCGATCGCCCTCTCCCGGTCATTGTTGCTGATACCCATCTTCCCGAGAAAGGCGCTATAACCCATGGCGGCCCGTTCCTGCGTCATGCCCATAGCGGCCATGATATCCGTTCCGCTTAATGAGTCTGACGCCGTAGCGCGCGGAGAGTCGCTAATAAGCGTCGACTTGGCGAAGTGGTATTTCACGGTGTTTTCGAGGTTCATTAGGCTGCTCCTGCTGAATGATAGATACGAACAAAATTACGAAGAATGCGGTAATCCACCAGCACCGATCCCCGGTAGCGGTAAATGCGAAGGCGCTGCCAGCGCGCGCGGAGTACCTCAAGCGTTTCTGGCTTCATCTGGCCTCCTCGATAATGATTTGCCCGGTCTCTCCCCAGATTTTGGTAACCCGTCCGTCCCAAACATGGCTATCCTCGTCAAACACTGCATCCAGCAAAGCTTTTTCCAGGTTGTCTTTGTCCGGCTTTTGTTGATGAGGCCGGCCGACATATTGCGCTCGCTTTGTCTTGCTCCAGCTCTTTGGCATGGGGATCACGAACGTGACGTGATATCCAGACTCCGGCAGACGGACGCCCAGCAACCTGACCTGTTCTTTGTAAGCCCAGTACGCTGCTGTTGCTGGCCGTTTATGCCATCGGTCACGCTGAGTCATTCTGGGCTTGCCAATCGGCGTAATTTCGTAAATTTTCATGCGGGCACCACCAGCCCGCGGCGGGCAACTTCAATCACTGTCAGAACAATCGCACGGTCCATAAGCTGCCGGCGCTCTTCCCTGTTCAGCTTATTCCCGTTATCAATGCTGTCATGACAGCAAACGCAGAGCGCAGCTGTCGCACAGTCATCGGTTTTTAATCCCATGCCTTTCCCTTCGTTCCGGTGTGCCACCTGCGTTCCCCATGCTCCACAAAGAACACAACGCTCGATCTGCCCGACGGCGGCGAGCCATTTTTTGCTGCGATAAATAGCCATGCTCACCCCCATATCCGGTTTTGCCACCGGCGATTTATACGCGGCGGTTTATTGCCTTCAGGCAGCCGGGCGCTGACGGTCCAGGTTAGATAATCGGAGTTCAGGCTGCGCTCTACCATTACGCCGCGGCGCTGGTATTCCGCCATGAGCTCTTCGGCCTGCTGGGTTGTGCAATCGGTATGATGGAACCAGCTATGCTTCATCCCCATCACCCCGCGAAGCTCATAAGCTGAGCAGCGGCGTTCTCCGCCTCGCGCTGGTCCCTGAACGCTTTTGACAATATCCAGCGCCAGAGGACATCGAGCGCCGCTTTGTACAGCTGCTGGAACTCGATATCGTCCATGTTCGCGAATGAGATGCTGCGAGGATGTTTCTGAAGGGTGCCATCCGGAAGCTTTATGGCGTCGTAATGCCCTGCCTCGACAATCACCCAGGAGCGGTAAGCATCGAAGGATTTGCACAGGCTAATACCATTCGTGACGCGCCGGTAAGCAACCTGTTCCAGATACTGCTCAGCAGCATCGATCAGCGCGCCCTCATTCCCGCCATAAGAAGCCAGGAATTTTGCGTAGCCGGTGATCAGCTTCCGCTCGTTGCTAGAGATAGCCCCGCCGGTTGGTTCCCAGTATTCAAAACCGAGATTGAGAAGCGCGAAAAAGCGCCGGTGAAATGCCGGGTTTCGTACCCGCCTGAACTCGGCAACAAGAACATCGCCGAGCCGGGTTTTGGATTGCAGAATATCGCTGGTCTCGGGCGTAGCCGGGATCAGTATTCCTGAGTGGTGTTTGATAAGTTGTAATTCTAGCGCCATGGTTCTCTCCGTGGCGCATCAGGTATAGGTTGTTCAGGCCTATGAAAGAATAATATCAGACGGTGGTGTAACTCGGTACCCCAGCCGTTTTGCAAATTGCATAAACCCGTTGAGAGTGAAAATTTCTTCCTCTTCGAGCAACGGTCGTAATGAAACTATTCCATTTACTCGATAAACCAGATATCTGCCCTCTGCCGGGAAGCTATAGATAACTGCTTTATCGGCCCTTCTGACCACGTCGTACCATTGATCATCTGCATTAAAGGCATCTGCACTACACACTATTTCCCCCAGAGCGACTTATTTGCGCGGTAAACAGTAATCGGGAACAGCCAGGGGAACGCAAACAGCGATACTCTTTGAAACTGCTCCAGTAAAATTCACGCGATTAATAAAATCACTTGTCAGCGCTTTCCCAGGTCTCCTGCAGTATGTGCTCGCTCTCTTCCTTATCGTCTCCGAAAACAGTCAGTGCATCATTGCTGGCACACTTAATCGTAAGCTGGCTAACATCGAACCGCTTACTGAGTCTATTGGCCAGTTCTGACTCTAGCGCAGGTATAGCTCCATGAGGAAGTTTCTTCATGCGATCAATGGTTAACTCGATTATCATTTTTACCTCCGCAATGAATTACTGTATGCATGTACAGTGCATTTATAAACTTATCTTACGGATTTTGCAACGCTTTCAGAACATCGAATGTGAATCAACCGATTTTTCTTGTAGAAAAAATCAAGTGTTCAATCCAGGCGGCAACCTAGATAAAACTCCTCTTACGTTGCAAAATAACATAAGGATTTCAAAACGCTGGAATTCGTTCGCTTCTAAAACAGGCAGGAAAGCGATGTGTTAGAAAAGAGAAAAAACATCACTTATGTTAAATAATTGGGTGATTTATAAATTGATTTAATTTTAGCCAGATGTGATAGAGTGAAAGACATTAATTGAGAGGCTAATAATCATGTCTGTTATCGATTACGCAATGAAACTGTTTGGACGTGTATTAACAACCACCGTCACCTGCCCTGTTTGCGGATTAAAATCCGCTCAGTCTTCCTCTAAACTGCGTCTAAAAAGCCCCATGCTTTGTCCGGGGTGTAAAGCACTTTTTATATCTCCGCGCTAGCTTCACAGCCGATGTTCTACACTTAATATAATATCAGCAGTTGTCAAATCCCCGATGCCTTACGCCCATCCTGAGAGAACGTTTCTGAACTGATTTCGCATCTGCTCCTGCGCGTTAACGTAGCAAAAGAGCAACCCAATGAAAATGAAACCTATTGCGTGGTTTAAGCGTTCTCGTATTCTGCCCGAAGGCAGCGCACACATATCAGCCCCAGCCAACGATTCGGGAGGAGAAAACTATTTACGTTCGGAACTTTTTTCTACCCCTCAGTTGGAACGCTTTGGAAGAAAACTGGCTCGTACGCACAAATTGTCTCCGGAAATACTCCCGTACTACCTTCTTAAACGACTAACTGACAATGAAACGATAATTACGCGATGTTGCTATCTACTCAATGCAGGAAAAAAAACGAGTATCATGCCCGCAGGTGAGTGGCTTCTGGACAACTATTACCTGATTGAAGAGCAGATTCGCATGGTACGCCAGCACTTACCGAAAAGCTTTGGTAAGGGTCTTCCGGTACTAGCCTATCCACATAAATGTCCCAGAATTTATGACTTGGCCTCAGAGGCCATAGCGCATGGCGACGGACGCTGGGACACCAGCAGCCTTACCAGTTATATTTCCGCCTATCAAGAGGTGACACCTCTGACGTTGGGGGAGATATGGGCTTTGCCAGGAATGCTGCGTCTAGCGCTGATAGAAAACCTGCGTCGTGTGAGCCACGAAGTGACCCAAGCCCAGCAGGAGCGAAATCTTGCAGATATGTGGATAACGCGGATTTTTGATTGTGCAGAGAATGCTCCCGCCGACCTAATTTTGATTGTTGCCGATATGGCGCGTAATCATCCTCCATTGAGCAGTGCCTTTGTCGCTGAAATGGTTCGTCGTCTGCAGGGACATGGCAATGCTCTTGCACTCCCTCTGAATTGGATTGAACAACGTCTTGCAGAGCAAGGTGTTACAACTGAGGTCCTGATTCATCGCTTCAATCAGCAGCTTGCCGCCAGCCAGCTTTCCGTCAGTAACAGTATTTCGGGTTTACGTCTGCTGAGTGAAACGAACTGGTCTGATTTTGCAGAGACCATCAGCGTAGTCGAGCAAACTTTACGCCTTGACCCAGCTGGTATATATCCTCGCATGCACTTCGACACCCGAGATCATTATCGCCATGTGATTGAAACGCTTGCCAGGGATGCGAGCTTGAGTGAACCGGAAGTTGCAAACCGCGTGTTGGCAATGTCTTGCGAACCGAGTCTAGATCCTGAGCAGCGACATATCGGTTATTTTCTGCTTGGAGGTGGTAGGCCACAACTCGAACAACTGTTGTCAGTTGAAAGGTCTCTATTGAAATGGCTGCGGCAGAGTATGAATAAATCGCCCCTTCTGTCATGGCTTGGTAGCCTGAGTCTCTTGACCACGGCCGCTACGGCTATCATATTGTATGAAACTGCACTACAGGGTATATTCTGGCTGCTCATTCCCCTAGCACTCCCCCTTATTGTTGCCATTAGTCAACTCGCCAGCGATATGCTTAGCGAAGCAACGACACGCTTTCGTATTCCCAGACCTCTGCCGCGGATGGACTTTTCAAGTGGGATACCAGTTGAATATGCCACAATGGTTGCGATCCCTTGCATGCTGACAAGCTATGAAAGCCTCAGCAAACTTCTCTCTCGCCTGGAAGTCTGCAGCCTTGGCAATCAGGATGAAAATCTCTGCTTTGCACTTCTTACCGATTTTCCGGATTCATCAACTGAGGATACCGAGGAAAACACTGTCCTTTTAAGGCAAGCGATTGCTGAGACGCAGAGACTTAATCGGCGCAACCCTAGCGGCCGATCACGATTTTATCTACTGCACCGCCAGCCGGTGTGGAACGATTCGCAGAGAATCTGGATGGGATATGAACGCAAGCGGGGCAAACTAGCTCTTCTTAACAGCTGGTTACGCCAACCGGGAACCCAGTTTTCGAGCGTTGCAGGCTTTCACTCGCAGGCTTTGCCCGGACGGATTAAATACGTCATCACTCTTGACAGTGATACGCTCCTTCCTCGCGATACCGCCCATAAACTGGTGGCCACAATGGCGCATCCGCTGAATAAACCAGAATATGATCCAAGGTTCCAACGAGTCGTTAAAGGGTACGGTATTTTACAGCCAGGCTTAGCAGAGGAAATGCCTCTTTACGGTCAGGGGCGCTACGCCGCCATGCGCAGCAGCGTCCCGGGTAATAATCCCTATTCGATGATGTCTTCAGATATATATCAGGATCTTTTTGGCGAGGGATCGTTCGTAGGAAAAGGTATCTATGATGTAGATATTTTTGTCCAGTCCACTGCCAACGTCTGTCCGGAAAATCTCGTACTCAGTCACGACCTGCTCGAAGGATGTTACGCCCGCTCTGGTCTGCTGAGCGACGTTTTACTTTACGAACAATATCCAACTAATTATATCTCAGACGTGGCACGTCGTACGCGCTGGATCCGCGGAGATTGGCAACTGCTCAATTGGTTAAGGGTTCGGGTCAGAAAAGCTGACGGAAGCAGGGAAAAAAATCCATTGTCCATCCTTTCTCGTTGGAAATTATTGGATAATCTCCGACGCAGCCTGGTAGCGCCGTCGATCATGCTGCTCGTATTGAGCACGCTGCTCTGGCTCCCCAACCCTTTATACTGGTTTAGCGTGCTTACGCTAATATGGTTTCTTCCTGCGGCGCTTAGCATAGCATGGGATCTCGTTCATAAACCGCACCGCCGTCCCCTTAAACAACATCTGCAACTGGTCTCAGCTGGAGCCTTGAAGCGCATTTCACGTATCGGTCTCACGATTATGATACTACCCCACGATGCCGGTTACTCATTATACGCTATTGGAGTTACGCTTTGGCGACTTGGTGTAAGCCAGCGTAACCTCAACCAATGGGTAAGCTATAACCCAGATAACTACCAATCCAGTATCTCTGTTTTAGGTTTTTATCGGGAAATGTGGCTGAATGTTGCCTGCGGTCTGAGTCTCACATCACTAGCATTGGTGTTTGATCCGCTGATGCTGTTCATCGCATTGCCCATTAGCGTCGGGTGGTGCATAGCCCCCATTATTATGGCTTGGCTGAGCCGCCAACCCGCGCGTAAGCCTTTTTTGCCAGATCATAAACAGAAACTTCTGCTGAGACAGACAAGCCGAGAAATATGGTCTTTTTTTGAGACCTTCGCCACAGCGAAAGAAAATTGGCTCCCCCCCGATAATTATCAGGAAATACCGCAGCCGACAATCGCGCACCGTACATCCCCTACCAACATTGGGTTATCACTACTGGCTAACCTTACTGCCTGGGATTTTGGCTATTTGCCAGGCGGCAGCGTCTTACAACGCATAACGCTCACGCTCGACTCTCTTGATAATATGGAACATTTTCGTGGTCATTTATATAACTGGTATGACACTCAAACACTTGCGCCGCTCAGTCCGCGTTACGTATCAAGCGTGGATAGCGGTAATATGGCTGGACATCTATTGACTCTGCGTGAAGGGTTATTAGCCATGCGAAACCAGCCGATTTTGAATGGCGAAAGAATACTTGCAGGGTTAAACGATACATTAGTTCTTCTTGAAAAACACTGGGGGCTAGGGGCACCGGATACGCTTAAAGAGCTTCAAAAGCAGTGTTTCAGCTCAGTGGAACTTCCTTCGGGAGCTCTTTACAGCGAACTTAAAAAAATGCGTACTCAGTGCAAACATCTTACCGCTGCGAGTCAGCAGGAAGGTGATCTTGTGGTGCGCTGGGCCGAGCATCTGGAGTATCAGTTGGTTGAATTATGCCACGAATGGTCACATCTACTCGCGTGGTTACCCCCTACATACCCAAGCGAGACATTGCCAACACTAAGCTGGTTGGCGCAGAGTACCGATACCGGAGAAGGAACGCCTCCTGCATCAGTTATTACTCACGCCCGTTTGCGGCTGGATATCATCAGCGAACTTGAAAAGAGGTTAAATGACCATGCGCGAATGGATTTTGCCTTTCTCTACAGCGAAGCTACCAGCCTGCTCAGTGTCGGATATAACTGCGACACAAATACCGCCGATAAAAGCCACTATGACCTTCTGCCCTCTGAAATCAGGCTGACAAGTTATCTCGCTATCGCGACAAATCAGCTTCCGATAAAAAGCTGGTATGCGTTGGGAAGGTTGTTCACCAATATCGACAATGAAACCTCGTTGATGTCATGGAGCGGCTCGATGTTTGAATACCTGATGCCAAATCTTGTGATGCCAAACTGGCGCGGCAGTTTGCTTGATGAAATGGGCAAATCCGCGGTGAAACGTCAGATTAACTGGGGCAAGGAACGTGGCGTACCATGGGGCGTTTCTGAGTCCGGCTATCATGCATTTGATGTCCAGCGTAATTATCAGTATCAGGCATTTGGGGTACCTGGACTCGGTCTTCGCCGAGGACTAGCGGACGATATGGTAGTCGCGCCGTATGCAACACTACTGGCTCTGCTCGTTTACCCCCAGAAGGCCTGCGAAAACTTACTTAGACTGGAGCAGAGCGGAGCACATGGCGAATACGGGTTTTATGAAGCGCTGGACTACACGCCATCACGGCTTGCTACCGGGCAACTGTACGCGGTTGTACAGTCCTGGATGGCACACCACCAAGGGATGGGATTCCAGGCGCTAGCGCATATCCTGCTTGATGCCCCAATGAACGAGCGATTTATGGCAAGCCCCACCTTTATGTCGGCGAATCTTCTATTGCAGGAACGCGTCCCGGATGCAGTCGATCTTTACAGCCCTCGCCGTCATTTTGAATCCCATGAAGGAAGGGTTAAACCGGTGCGATATGAACCGAGAGTTTTCAGTCATGTAGACAGCCCTACTCCGGAAATACAGCTGCTCTCAAATGGGCATTACCACTTGATGCTGACGCCAGGTGGTGGAGGATACAGTCGCTGGAATTCGATTTCAGTTACCCGCTGGCGCAGCGATACAACTCGTGATAACTGGGGATCGTTCTGTTATATCCGTGATCCGCATACGAATGAGGTATGGAGCAATACTTGGCAGCCCATGGGCGGAAATGCGAACAGCAGCGATGAGATAATCTTCACCGACGCAGGCGCAGAATTCAGGCGTACCTTCGGAGCCCTTAGCGTTAGGACACAGGTTGTGGTTTCCCCGGAGGATGATATAGAGCTGCGGCGTGTCACCCTGGTACACCATGGCCGTCTACCGCGAACGCTCGAGCTAACAACGTATGCTGAAGTGGTGATTGCTCCAGAAACCAGTGATCTAGCGCATCCGGCATTCAGTAATTTGTTCATCGAAACTGAGATTGATCACAGTCGGGACGCTATTCTTTGCCATCGACGACCGCGTTCTCCAGATGATCCGAGCCCATTTCTGTTTCACATGATGGTGGTGCATAGCAATGATCATAATGAAGCCTCGTTTGAAACAGACCGAGCTAAGTTTATTGGAAGGGGCAGAAGTCAGGCTGATGCCGCTGCTATCTATGCTAACGGGCCGCTCAGCAATACTTCCGGTGCCGTGCTGGATCCTGTCCTAGCGATCCGACAAGTTGTGAGACTCATGCCAGGTATTCCGATAACGATTGATATCGTTTATGGCATCAGTGAGAGCCGTCAGCAAAGCAAGGCATTATTAGAAAAATACCGTGATTACCCAATCGCTGAGCGTGTTTTTGAGCTTGCCTGGTCGCACAGTCTGGTAGTGCTAAGGCAGATAAATGCCAGCGAAGATGACGCAACGCTGTTTAACCGACTCGCTAGTGCTGTGCTCTATCCCTGTCACGAACTACGCGCCGACGATCAAGTCATAAGCCGTAACCGCCGCGGTCAGTCCGGACTGTGGGGCTGGGGTATTTCAGGTGATTTACCGATTGTACTGCATAGCGTGACCAGCGATGAGAGTATGACCTCTATCACTACACTGATTCAGGCTCATCGTTACTGGCGACTAAAAGGGCTTGAAGTGGATCTTGTTATCCTCAATAACAGCGCAGGTGGCTATCAGCAGGCCCTTCAAACACTGATTATGGATTTAATCTATGCCGGTTCAGAAGCCAGCCTGCTGGATAAACCGGGCGGCATTTTTGTCCGTAACGGGGAGCATTTGTCTTCTGAAGATAAGCAATTGTTGATGAGCGTTGCATGTATGTATCTTGACGATCGCGCCGGCGGGCTAAACGAGCAACTTAATCAGCGGCTCCACTCGCCAATTAAACCGCAAAGGCCATTTGTATCTTTTGTCACTGAGGGAAGCAATCGACAGGAAGACTGGACGCCGCATATAGAACATCTGTTCAACTTCAATGGGCATGGAGGGTTTTCAGAGGATGGACGGGAGTATCAGATTATCCTGAAGGAAAATGTTCCAACGCCGGCCCCTTGGTCAAATGTGCTGGCAAACTCCTGTTTTGGTAGCGTCATTTCAGAAGCCGGACAGGCTTACAGTTGGTATGAGAACGCTCATGAATATCGTTTAACTCCCTGGGAAAACGATCCAGTAAGCGACCGTAGCGGTGAGGCTTTTTATATTCGTGATGAAGAGAGCGGAACGGTATGGTCACCCACGACGTTACCTGTACGTGGCCGCGGGGATTATTTAACCCGTCATGGTTTTGGCTACAGCGTATTCGCGCACCGCGATAGTGGTATAGATAGCGAGTTGACAATACTGGTTGGCGAACACGATCCTGTTAAGTTGGCACTTCTGACGCTTAGTAACAATTCGGGCCGCACGCGCAAATTATCGGTCACAGGGTACGTAGAGTGGACGCTTGGGGAATCACGCTCGCGTTCTGCTCCCCATATCGTTACACATACGGTGGTCGTGCCGGGTGGTAGTGGAGTTACAGCAAATAACTTTTACGGAGCTAACGGCGAAGGACGCATTGCATTTTTCGCTGTCAACGATCCTCATTGTTCGTTGACAGGTGATCGCCGAGAGTTTATTGGCCGCAATGGCTCTTTGCAAAAACCGGCCGCAATGAAGCTTCGCAGCTTATCGGGAAATACGGGCGCTGGTTTGGATCCATGCGGTGCAGTTCAGTCTGTTACCACCCTAATTGACGGTGATCAGAAGACCTTCATTTTTGTACTCGGCAGCGAGGAAAACTCCGCCCGGGCTCAGACTATACTCGATCATTATTTGGATGAAAATATCGTTCGACAGGAGTTGGACAATGTCCATCGTCACTGGCACCGCATGCTGGATAAGATAGTGGTCAATACACCAGACCATTCAGTTGATAAGCTAGTTAACGGTTGGCTTCTATATCAGACAATGGCCTGTCGTCTCATGGCGCGCAGTGGTTATTATCAATCGGGTGGCGCATTTGGTTTTCGCGATCAACTCCAGGATACATTAGCACTGACCCACGCTGCACCGGAACGCCTACGCGACCAAATATTACTATGTGCGTCAAGACAGTTTATTGAAGGCGATGTGCAGCACTGGTGGCATCCACCTCACGGTAGCGGCGTACGCACACGATGTTCAGATGATTTTCTCTGGCTCCCGCTCGCCGTCAGTCACTACGTCGACACTTCTGGGGATATCGGAATACTAGAGCTGATGATTCCTTATCTGGAAGGACGTCAGCTCCAGCCTGGAGAAGAGTCCGTTTACGATACACCACTAATCAGCCACACCGAAGAGACGCTATGGCAACACTGCGTTAAAGCCATTAAGCATGGGCTTCGTTTTGGACAACATGGTCTGCCGCTAATAGGCGCTGGCGACTGGAACGATGGGATGAACCGGGTCGGCATCGAAGGAAAAGGTGAAAGCGTTTGGCTCGGGTTCTTCCTGTTCGACATTTTAAAGCGTTTCGCGACACTCGCTGAGCGTCAGCAAGATAAGCTTGTAGCATCGCTGTGTCGCACGGAGGCGGAACACTTGCAAAAAAATCTGAATGCGACAGCCTGGGACGGGGAATGGTTTCGGCGTGGATATTTTGACGATGGAACGCCTTTAGGATCCAAAAGTTCTCAAGATTGCCGGATTGATGCAATAGCTCAAAGTTGGTCCGTTTTATCCGGTGCGACAGACTGTGGACGTGCCGGTAAATCAATGCAAGCTCTGGACAAGCATTTGGTAAACTCCGAATCTAGGTTGATAAAGCTACTTTCGCCTCCATTCGATGGACACGGACCAAATCCCGGTTACATTCAGGGTTATGTGCCTGGTGTGCGTGAAAATGGCGGGCAATATACTCATGGTGCTATCTGGGCCGTGATGGCATTTGCCCGAATGGGAAATGCAGAGCGTGCGTGGCAACTCTGGTCACTGATCAATCCAATAAACCACACGTCTACTGACGAAGAAGTTGCGATTTACAGAGCAGAACCATACGTAATGAGTGCAGATGTTTACAGCATCGCGCCACATACTGGACGTGCAGGTTGGAGTTGGTACACCGGATCAGCGGGTTGGGCCTATCGTCTTCTTACAGAAGAATTGATGGGCATAAAACGTTCCGGTGATGTCTTGACCATACATGCCCTGTTACCAGCAGAGTGGGAGTCTTTTTCTCTGACGTATCAACATGACGAAAGTTATTATGAGATTACCATTACACGTGGCAACGGGGAGTATCAGGTCATACTAGATGGTATCGAACTGTCTGATGACCGAATACCTTTAAAGCAGGATGGTCAAAGACACATAGTAGAGATCACTCAGAACTAAGGGATCTTAAGAGCGCATTAACGCCTACCGTTAATGCGCTGATTGTCTCTAAGCACTTCAATCGCAGTCTGCATAGCAACTTTATCATCACGTCTTTTTTGCTTACCTTGCATGACTTGAAGATACTCAAGCAAGGTACGTGTATTAATCGGCCTTCCCTGTTTACCCACAGAAAGCACTGCTTCACCTAACATAATTTTTACTGGTGGCAACTGCGCTGGGTACCAGTCAAGAGTGTCTTCTGATTTCATCATAAATTTCTCATGGAAGGATATTGTAACATAAATCAAACAGTTGTTTTCTAAAAGCTCATGTTTTATTCAGCAATAAATATTCATAACTTAACCCGATAATTTATATTTTAAAGCGTATAATAAATATTATATTTTTCAGAGGTTATTTTATGTCATTTACAGAAGGACTTAGACATTTTAAAGAAAGACCGGTCCATGTTGCTTGCCCGGTATGCGCATACAGAGCCAATCAGAAAGCAGGTAAACTAAGAAAAAATGCTATTCTGGAATGTCCTGCCTGCGGACTGTTGTTCAGGCCATCAGAATGCTGGTGCATCGGCGGATGATCAGTTCCTGCAACTTAACTGATATCAGTAAATGCCAACATTCCTTTTATTATATAGTAGTAGAGGGCATTATGATGAAAGATAAAAAATCTGTTTTTATTGAAGGAGATATTCTTTCGAAAAGCTGTCATGGACAGATCGGACAACATTTCTGTATCCACAGAGTGAGATTTAGCAATGATAAATATGCAATTGTTCGGGAAGCATCAGGGATATGTTTCAAGCCAGGCGAAGTTATTCAACGAAATGATTGCAATTGGTTTTATAACTTAATCCCAATTCGTCTTCTATCTTTTGAGTATGTTGGTGAGGATGAATCCAGAAGGCAATTCCTCGAATATCATTAATAACCCACTAAGTCTTATAGAAAAAGAATTTTTTCGCCTCACTAAACCATTTAGTGGGCATCTTCTCCCACACGCAATCTGCCCCCCTGAATGCAGAAAAAACTCAATTGTCTAAATGAAACGTTCCGCTGAAAATCTCTTCAAATTATCCATGTGCATTACAACCTTCATTAGCTTAGGGAAATTTATGTCACAACTCTTTACATACAAAATTACTTCATCCCTGCCACTGGTATTCCTGGGGAGCGCTCAATATCGTTTTTAATTAGCCGTAAACAGATAGTCTTAACCCAACGTGGCGAGAATTTGCTGAGGCTGATTGCTCTCGTGATTCTTAATCTCATTTTGATACCTCTTTGTCGCCAGAGGAGGCGACTTGTTACTCGGTTATAACACTCGATGGAGATAAAGCCTTTAACTCATTCGTTGTGCGGTACGAGTCTTCAGAATCTTTGCTGGTACACTTACCCCCTCCCACCAGCCTTCATCCGGTCATATTTAGCCTTCAAAAGCTCGACTGGAGTTGGCCCCTTTGGCGATACTGGCGCCGCCAGCGCTCTACGTACAGGCGGAATCGGTTTCCCGGCCAGCACCCGCTTTTCCCACATATCCAGAATGTCACTGGCTTCGCGCTCTAGTTCTTTGTGGCTCAACTGGCCATCAGTTCCGCGACGCCGCAGTTCCAGACAGATGTGGTAAAAAACCGGCTTCGGCCACGGATACTGCTCACTGCTCGGATACCGGAACGCCAGCTTACGCCATTTCCAGTACTCAGCCATGACGTCAGCGGTGGTGATCCCCAGCACACAGCGCCCTTCCCTGCACCACTTGATAAACTGGCCCGGCGAAGGCAGGAATGGGCGTTCCTGACGGCGTACCATGCGCATCCCGGCTTCGACCTGGTCCAAGGTGTTGATCCCGTTTTCTTTGAAGGCCAGCACCCACTGACGGCGGATCTCGTTCACGTCTTCCTGGCTGCGATTAACCAGGCTTGCCGGGAACGCGGCCGCCAGCTGTACGAACAGCCCGTTGATAATCTGAGCCACCTGCTGCGTTTGTTCGCGTTCGGTGTACTGCTCAGGCATGTTGTGCGCTACCCGGCGAGCCTGTTCCCGGTCAAAATCGCGAATACTCTCGGCAAGGTTTTTCATTCCAGCACCCCGTCAATCCAGTCAGTGTTATGCAGGTCGATGTTGCCCCAGGAAGGTTTTGCCGTTCCGGTTGCACGCAGCCGCTTGGTAGTGAGCTGATCCCACTGCTTGCGCAGACTCGAAGGGCTCAGGATGTTGTCTTTCCAGAACTCGTCCCGGTTGGCCCACTGGAACAGGTCACAGATTTCGTAGTGAGTACGCTTGTCCTGGACGCGCATCAGCCTGATGGTGTTTGCCCATTCAGCCCAGTTGGGTTCGGATAGCGATGCGTTGACGGTGAGAAGCCTGTCGTAAATCCAGCGAGCGGCCTTGAGGTCGTCAGCGGATCCCCATGATTTACCCGCCGGGGTGTATATCCCGGCGGCAGCTTCTGGGTGGCGTGAGAGAAACTTTTGAGTTTTCTGGTTTCGGGATTCGTCAGAATTCCGAGACGAGGATCTTTTAATATTGTTCTTGTTATAGTCTTGGGTGTCTACCGTTTCCGGGAAGGTTTTTCCCGTTTTCGGTAACACTTTTCCCGATTTCGGGAAGACTTTTCCCGTTTTCGGTTTGTCTAAAATCCAGGCTGAAAGGTCAGTATTTATACCGACCGTTTTCATCACGCCCTGTTTCTGACTGAAGATAATTTTGCGTCCTGCGAGTGACTTGAGCGCATCAGAAACGTGGGAATCACTCAGCCCTGTAAGCTCAGCAATAACCGTGTTCGTAACACGGTCCTGTTTCTTGTTCCAGCCGTAGGTAAGCCAGATCACCGCCTCAAAACACTGCCACTCCCGGCCTGACATTCTCAGACGAGGCTTGAGCTGTTGGATCTCGTTAGCGACCTTGGTATACCCTTTCGACAGGTCGGCCATACGACCTCCCGGTTCTTCGGTTCTGTTGGGGAAATTGATAATTTCAGCTGTGTTTGACATACTTAGCTCCGCAATTACACTCCTTTTTTGCACCTGAAAGTCGGTTCTGTTCACGCAGACCGGCTTTCGCCATTTTTGAAGTCTTCACATAGCCCCCAGCATGGTTGTTACCATCGCCAACAACGGCGCCGTAAGGTCCGGATCGACTCTGAACATTTCGAAAATCCCCTCGCCTAACTCCTTCAGCTTTTCCTTCTTCGGCGCATCGAGCATCAGAGCTTGCTTCGCCTCACTCACCTCTTTTTCCAACCTGGCCATTCGGTAGGCAAACGAGTCGTTTTTAACGACACGGTCGCGGTATCGGAGCGGTAATACAGACATTATCGCTGGAACCAATAGCTCTACGTTCCTACGGTAAGATGCGGAATCTTCTTTGTTGTCCAGCCAACGGAACAGCTTCACGTTCCAGACATCGGCCTGGCCTGAGAAATCCACGCTCTCAATTTGGAGTTCTTGCGCCGCTTCTTGGATTTGAAGTGCAACAGCTACGCGCCCTTCTGCTGCCGCCCAAGCACGGACCGCAGAGCAAATATCGCGATGATCAATATCCTGCGCTGCCGATTCGCTTTGATGACACGGGAATATCATTGGATTAGAGGACGCTCTGCTACTCTGTTGAAATGAAACAGTTTGCATAGTTAAGGCTCCTGTTTAGGTAAACCATCTGTGGGGTTTGGGTAGAGATCGGGGCGCAGTTCATGGGGAGTTACACCAGTTACTGCGTAAATTGGCAGGACCCGATCTGCTGGTACCACACCGCGGTATCGGTTTTTCCAGCGACTGATCGACATAGGTTTTATACCCAGCATGGATGCTAGATTTGTTGCTGTGCCAGCTGATTTAATAGCTTTAGTTAAACCGTTCATTATTGTCTCCGTCTTGAATACAACCAAATTAAGCCTAAAGCTTAATGATATGTCAAGCCTAAGGCGAATTTTCAAGTTTAAGCAAAAGGCTTATTCTTTTAACCATGAAAGAGAAAACCGTACTTAATCCACTACTTGTCGACCGCCTTTCAGAGCTGAATGGACGTGGTATGACCAAATCCGATATGGCCAGGGTTGCTGGGGTAACTCCGCAATCTGTAAACGGCTGGTTTAAGAAAGGTGTGATCAGTAAGAAATCCGCACTTGCCGTTGCTGACGCAGCTGGCGTATCTCTGCCATGGTTGCTCGGTGAGGACGTTGGTGAGAAAGATGGTTTGAAGCCAGATGAACAACGCCTGTTGGAACTCTACCGACAACTGCCAGAAGAAGAGCAACGCAACATGCTACGTATTGTTTCTTTGCGACTGAAAGAGCTAGACGAATTGTATGCAAAATATATGGGTAGACGCTTAAAAGGTGAGTCAGATTAGTCAGCTAACAAATACGTACGTTTGTTCGTTCAGGAAAGCAAAGTTATGACCATCCAAGAAAGAATTTCTTACGTCATCCCAATTGCGGTTGTAGAAGATACCTCCGGTATTCCTATATTGGTTTATGAATTCGACGAATGGAGCGGAGAGGCGGACATAGCTTTCGGCGTATTCTTTATAGGTCTTCATGCAGGCAAAGATTACATCGTTGCTGTAAAAGTTCTCAGTGAAGATCACAATGAAACCCTGATCGCTATTGATTCTGATGAGTTCATGAACAAGCGTTCTTTTCGAGTTTCTGCTTCTCCTGATGGCGAGACTGTTGTATCAGCATCCCTAAAAGTTAACTTCGACAATGTTAAAGTCGAGAATCCAGGCATCTATGAGGTTCAAGCTGTACTGATCGATGCCTCTACAAAAAATATACTTAGCGTCGCAAGTTCATTTTTTGACATCAAACCAACAGGGATGATTCGTAATGAATTTAGATAATACGATAGTGCAACTTCGACCAAATCAGGACGTCTACAAGCATCATGGACAGTCCTCTGGTGAAGATGCATACTCCCAGTATGGCGGTGGTAATGGCGGAGGCAATGGCATGCTTGAAGCAAGGGTAGCAAAGCTTGAGTCTGATGTTGGTTACATAAGGCGTGATATCGACGAACTAAGAGCTGATGTAAGGTTGATCAACCAAAACATGACTGTAGCTCTTGAACGCCTTGAAGCTATCCGGCTTTCACTTGATAAAAAACCATCGACAGACATTGTCGAAAAGAAAATAGCAGATGCTAAATTAGCAATTCTGTTGGGCGTTCCTGCAATAATCGCGATTGGTACTGGTTTGTACAAATACCTGCAACACTATATGTAGCTTAAACCCCCTGCTTGTTTTCCTTCAAATTTCATTACTACTGGCCCATTCTCTATACTGAGCCCAGCTTTCAATCATCCACTCCTCATATCTCGACCACTGAGTCGAGATTTTTTTTGCTACCCGTACGTCGATCATCATCTTTAAGCCTGAAACTTACACCCCAATTCAACCTTAAACTTGACATCATTTAAGCCCCAGGCTTAATATTGCATTACCAAGACGCACTACAAACCACCAAGGCAGGATGCCCACGAAGTAGCCGCCGACGGCATACGAATAGTCGGATGAGGTGGAGAGATTAACGCGCATCAGGTGTAAACGTTCCGCTGGCCGGCGATAAGGCAACTAAGAGGAGAGGTTAAGGTGAGCGATAAAGAGTCAAACGCGATTAAGGTCAAACCGATTCTGACAAGTAACAACCTGGTATTGAAGGCTGCTGATGCTGCACTTAACGCAGTGCAAGACACTATGGGTAGTCTTCGCGAAGACGATCAGTACCTCTATATGAAAATGGCCAGAGCCGCCCTCGATTCTGCACGGGCAGCTCTTGGTAATGATTAATACGTAGTGCCCATATCAATCTCGTGTGCGTATTTAGGTTTTCTGAGACTCACTATAGCCACGCATTCTGGCAAGAGAGATTCGACTTTTTCCAGTAAAGCATCCGGTGTGTTGATTGACGGGTCCTTTGAGGCGAGAGCTAGCGCGAGATCGTATGCGACGGAATCAACCGTTCGCCCTGAATTAAATAGGTTGTCTGACATAATTATTACCCTTACTGGTTGTGTGAGAACTCCAGTATACCACCGAGCCTGAAGTGGTAAAAAGACAGGCATAACAAGGAGATCAATGTGATTGATTACGCACGCAAACCAGGACGGCAGCAGGCCGTAAAACTGAATTTATTCGAGGTGATTCTTCGTCGACTCTGTTACCTGCTGGCGCAAAAGGGGAATCCAGATGTGTAACTCAACGAAATGCGGTTACTGCGACAAGCCGGTTAAACCGGAGGAAGTAGTCAAAAGTACCCTTCTCTATCGCAACGGCGCACAGCTGGCGCGCAAAGAAAAAGAATACTGCTCTGAACGTTGTGCTTCGTACGACCAGATGGCCCACGAAAGCTAACGTAAAAGCCGCGCAAGGCGGCCCGTACGTCCGGTGCTCCCGACCAAAGTTACACCGGAAAACTACTTAAAAAACCAAAGTTCACCCAATGGGCGCTATCTCTGGCCCGGGGATCTTACATCCAAAAAAGAGGATCTCACATGGAATTTTTCTATGTAGTTAAGGCTACGCAGAAATCTGGTAAAGAAGACGCAGTGATTTGGTTCACTGCGAAATCAGAAGCCCGTGCAAACCTCCAGCTCGATGTTGAGCTGGAAGATGCTGGTATTGAAACCGGACGCGGTAAGGATTACACCAAACCGGTTCGCACCGATTTCCCTGTTTACAACGATCTGCCTGAAGAAAGCACTGTGGATTACACCTGGTGCAAACGCTACGAACTGCAGGACGATGGACGCACCTGGTTGCCAAAGGCTGGTGCTGAGTCTACTGGAGCAATGGACGACACCGCCGCACCGGAAAAGACCGTAAAAGTCGAAACTACCGTCGAGAGTGTCCCGCTTGAAAACCGCACACCAGCGGTACGTTTTGCGGTCCATCTGACCAGCGACAAATACCAGTCACATATCACTAAAGAGCAGCAGCTGGCTGCCAGCGAAATGTCACTGGATGAAGGCAATACCTATTTCCAGAACCTGCTGCTGGCGAAGAACGACATCCCTGAAGTTGCCGAACTCAGCCTGAACGCTGAGTGGAAACTGGTCCAGGCGATTAAGCAAGTCTTCCCGCCAGATGAAGCGCACGAAGCTGAAGTAATTGCTGCATTCATGACCGACTGGACTAAAGCAGATGCTGCCGACCGCAATCAGTTAGTTGAAGAGTGGAGAAGCGGAAAGCTTACTCTTCTCAAATCAGAAAGCACCAGCAACACCGGCGTTACAACCGGTCAGGATGTAGAACCTGATAACGGTATCCAGATTGACGAGAATGATGACGAAACCACACGTTATCCAGTCGTTCGTATGCCCTTCCGCAAGCAGCTACTCGCCCAGTTCACCGCCGACGAACTGCGCCACCACCTAACCCGCGAAGAATACGAAGCTATCAGCGTGCTGGAGATGGACACTGACAACAGCTATGTCCAGAACCTGTTGCTGGCGGCAGAAAACTGCGAAGAGGTTAAGGGTTACGACACCAAAGACCTGTGGCGCTATACCGACGCCATTCGCAAGGTGTTCAGCCAGGATAAGCGTCACGAACTCGCTTTGGTTCTCCGATTCACCAGAATCTGGGCTTCGACTGATTACATTGACCGCGGCACCCTGGTGCGCGAATGGGCTGAGGGTAATCGCATTTCTGAAGTAGGTTCTCCTGCACCTTTAGAACCAGCAAAGCCAGAAACTACAGAATCCTATAAACGCGCTGTTGCCCAGAACATGGCGAACTTGAGCATTGAGATCGCGATTGCTCAGCTGTACCCAGATGCAGTACCGGGACAAATCAACCGTACGCAACTCCTGGCCGCCAAAGAACTCGCTGACAAAAAAGATGAGTGGCACGCCAAGGCGCTCAAGGTTCTTGGTAAAACCACCGATATCCTCGACTACGACGCCAACAGTATTTTTGGAGTTACCCGCGCTATTTCATGGTCTGGAGAAGAAAGTACAACCGAACTGCGTAGCCAGGTGCGTGAGTGGTTCACGGCGAACGGCATCTATGAAAGCGGTGAGCGCTCTAAAGGCTATCCAGAATGGAACGAAGACTCCCGCGCGGTTCGTCATTCCACAGTGGAAGAACCAAGTACTCCAAGCCAGCCAAAGGTCGCAAGCCTTGGAAGCGGCGTGTTCTCCATCGATGGCCTGATGGATGGAAATACCGAATCGGTCATCAATACCAACTCAAATGAAGTCGAAAAAACGGAAAACACAGCGGAGACCACCAGCGATGTGCAGATGGAAACGGCTAAGCCAGAGAAAGACGAAGATGTTGATTCGGTACCACCGGGCAAAAACACTGATGCAGCTAATTCGCAGACAGATTCCGTAGCGCCGGAAGAGCAACGGTCAGAGCCAGTAATCGAATACCCGGCCTACTTCGAGCCTGGCCGCTATGAAGGTCTGCCGAACGAGGTTTACCACGCCGCCAACGGCATCAGCTCCACCCAGGTGAAAGATGCCCGCGTCAGCCTGATGTACTTCAATGCACGCCATGTGGCTAAAACCATCCCGCGCACAGCATCCAAAGTGCTGGATATGGGAAATCTGGTGCACGCCCTTGCACTGCAGCCGGAAAACCTCGAAGAAGAGTTCAGCGTAGAACCTGAGATCCCAGAGGGTGCTTTCACCACCACCGCAACTCTGCGCGAGTTCATCGACGCGTACAACGCCAGCCTGCCGACGCTGCTAAGCGCTGACGAGATTAAAGCGTTGCTTGAACAACATAACGAATCCCTTCCCGCTCCAGTGCCGCTTGGCGCGAGCCTGGAAGAAACGGGTCAAAGCTATATGGCTCTCCCTGTTGCGTACCAGCGTATTGAAGAAGGACAGAAGCAGACAGCAACGGCAATGAAGGCATGCATAAAAGAGTACAACGCCACCCTGCCCGTGCCGGTTAAAACAAGCGGCAGCCGTGATGCGCTACTCGAGCAACTAGCGATCATCAATCCTGATTTGGTTGCGCAGGAAGCGCAGAAACCGACGCCGCTGAAAGTGTCCGGCAGCAAAGCAGACATGATCCAGGCAGTTAAGTCGGTTAAGCCCGATGCCATATTCACCGACGAATTGCTGGATGCCTGGCGCGACAATCCTGGCGAAAAGATTCTGGTTACCCGCCAGCAGCTGGCCACAGCGCGGGCAATTCAGTCCGCACTACTGGCGCACCCGACCGCGGGCATACTGCTGACACATCCAAGCCGCGCCGTAGAAGTGAGCTACTTCGGTTTCGACGACGAAACCGGATTAGAAGTGCGTGTACGTCCAGATCTAGAAATTGAGTTGGATGGCGTGCGCATCGGTGCTGACCTGAAAACCATCAGCATGTGGAATGTGAAGCAAGAAAGCCTTCGCGCCAGGCTGCACCGGGAAATCATTGACCGCGAATACCACCTCAGCGCGGCTATGTATTGCGAGACCGCAGCGCTGGACCAGTTCTTCTGGATTTTCGTCAACAAAGACGAGAACTACCACTGGATCGCCATCATTGAGGCATCCACCGAACTGCTGGAACTGGGCATGCTGGAGTACCGCAAAACGATGCGCGCCATCGCCACGGGTTTCGACACAGGCGAATGGCCAGCGCCGATCACTAACGATTACACAGATGAACTGAACGACTTCGACCTGCGCCGCCTCGAAGCGCTGCGCGCTCAGGCTTAAGGGGGATTTATGCATAACACTAACGTTACCGTTGCTGACCAGAACACCGTTATTAACTCCAACGTGGCTTTGTTTGATTCCCAGTATCTGAACGCCATCAGCACTTTTGCGCAGATCATGGCGCAAGGCACCGCGACCGTTCCTAAACACCTTCAGGGCAATCAGGCCGACTGCATGGCTGTAGCGATGCAAGCAGCACAGTGGCAGATGAATCCCTTTGCCGTGGCGCAGAAGACGCACCTGATTAACGGTGTACTCGGGTATGAAGCGCAACTGGTTAATGCTGTGATTTCGCGCAGTGGCGTACTGGCCAGCCGCTTTGAATATGAATGGTACGGGCCATGGGAAAAGGTCGTTGGAAAATTCCATATCCGTAAAGGCGACAAAGGCGAGTACCGCGTCCCTGGCTGGACCCTGGCTGACGAAGCCGGGATCGGCATCATTATCAGCGCAACGCTGAAAGGCGAGGATAAACCGAGAGAACTCGATTTACTGCTGGCTCAGGCCCGTACCCGAAACTCTACACTTTGGGCTGACGACCCTCGCCAGCAGCTGGCGTACCTGGCTGTCAAACGTTGGGCGAGACTGTTCTGCCCGGATGTGATTCTGGGCGTTTATACCCCGGATGAACTGGATGATCGCCGTGAAGAACGAGAGGTAAACCCGGTACCGGCGCAGCACGTTAGCCTCGCTGATATTTCAGGTGACAACGTCACTACGACTCAAACGGCTCAGGAATCAGCTCAAAACATCGATGCGCTTGCTGATGATTTCCGTGACCGCATCGAGGCGGCTCAGGACGTGGATAGCGCTAAAGCTCTGCGCGCAGATATTGAAACCGTGAAAGCAACGCTGGGTTCTGCCCTGTTCACTGAGCTGAAAAACAAAGCCGTGAAGCGTTATTACCTGGTTGATGCTCGTAACAAAGTCGAAGCAGCCATCAATTCCTTGCCACCTTCAGATGATCCAGATGCAGCTGCTCGGTTCGCAGAGGTTGAGCGCGTTCTTGCATCGTCGAAACGCCATCTGGGCGACGAATTGCATGGTCAGTTCAGCATCACCCTGGCGGATATGAAACCGGAATACGTGGACTAACGAGATCGGGAGGGGAAACCCTCCTTCAAGGAGAAGAAATGCGACTGATTAATCGAGGCAGTAAGCAATCCCCTTTGGCTCGCCAGGCATGTGAAATCGCACTCGCAGCCCACCAGCAAAGATATGGCGACTATGGGCGCAGCAAGATGAAAGAGACTTATACGGTGAAGGTAGAAGGCGTGAAGGTCTGGGTCGAAGTAGTGAACTGCAAGGCGAGCTACGTGGCCACAGCACTGACCGGCATGCGCCGACTGCGTTCCCTGCCCGGCCAGGCAAACTGAAACTGAAATATCAACGTCTACAGACCGGCATATCTATACTCATGCCGGTTACCTGAGGTGAACCATGTCGCAGGTAATTTTTAACGAAGAATGGGTTGTTGGCGCAAGACTCACAGAAAAAACAGGCCTGACCGAACGACAGATTGAGAAGTATCGCCAGGGCTGTTGGGTGGAAGGTGTCCATTTTAAACGGGTTTCTCCTTCCGGAGAAAAAACCTTGCGTGGCACAACCTGGTACAACTATCCGAGAATTAATCAGTTAATAAGGGATGCGTAAGATGGCAGCTTTGCCTACAGGTGTCGAAATCAGAAACAATAAGATTTGTATCTGGTTTATGTACCGGGGAAAGCGTTGCCGCGAAATTCTCAAAGGTTGGATTAACACCCCGGCGAACATCAAAAAAGCCGGGAATCTTCGGGCTGTGATCGTTAGTGAGATCAACCTTGGAGAATTTGATTACCACCAGCGCTTTCCTTCATCGTCCAGAGCAAAAAAAACCGTAACCACTGTTTCAGTTCAAACCTTTTCAGAGCTGTGTGAACTGTGGACGAACATTAAAGAAACAGAAATTAGCGCGAATACCATGCGTAAGACTCGCTCACAACTCGGTACGTTAATGCACATCATCAACGGAGATACGCCTGTTTCAACTATACGCCACAGCGACATTCTGAAATACAGGAAGGAACTGTTGAACGGTGAGACACTTTACCTGGCAAATCCCAGAAGCAACAAACAGGGACGCACTGTGCGTACCGTGAACAACTATATATCGCTACTGTGCTCCCTGCTTCGGTTTGCATACAAATCTGGCTTTATCAGTGGCAAGCCCTTTGAAGGGATCAAGAAACTACACAAAGGGAAAGTAAAACCGGATCCTTTAACGAAGCAGGAGTTTAGTTTGCTTGCGGAATCCGAGCGCGGCCAGAGCCTCAATATGTGGACGTTCGCAGTTTATACCGGTGTCCGTCATGGGGAGCTTGCAGCTCTTGCCTGGGAAGATATCGACTGGGAAAAAGGTACGGCTCATATACAGCGCAATCTTAATGCGTTGGGCATGTTCGGCCCACCAAAAACCGAAGCAGGTAACCGGGTTATCACCCTATTAGAGCCGGCACTTGAAGCCTTGAAAGCACAGCGCAAGCTGACAGCGCGACAGCCTAAAACCCAAATTGTCTTTAATCATCGCGAGTATGGCGCAGTGGAACATCAAAGCCTGCGATTCGTTTTCATACCCCGGCTGCGCAAAGGAGAACAGAAAGCCTACTACTCTTTATCGAGCATCGGTGCGAGATTCAACGCAGCTGTAAAACGTGCTGGTATTCGCCGCCGGAATCCGTACCATACGCGGCATACTTTTGCCTGCTGGCTTTTATCTGCCGGCGCTAACCCGTCTTTCATAGCCAGCCAGATGGGGCATGAAAACGCGCAAATGGTTTATGAAGTCTACGGTGCGTGGATTGAAGAAATGAATGGCGAACAGGTGCTGATGCTTAACGATAAGCTCGCACGCTGA